TTTGAGTGCGCTGTAGTGGCTCAGGGCGTTGGACTGTAGCGCGCATATCGATTCGATGCGCTCCAGCTCTGCGCGTAGCTTTGCGCGATCTCTCGCGCTCTTACCCTCGCGCCATTTGTCGTTTTCTTTTTGTTGTGGCATCAGGTCCCCAACGCGAACGCTATGGCTATCGCTCCGATAATGATAGCCGCCCCTGCCAGTCGGCTGTCCTTTTTCTGGGTCAGGGGAGGGAGCTTGCGGTAGACTTTGCCATCGTTGCGTTTGTCACTGTAGCCCTGACGATGCAGGTGTGTCGGTAGTTTTGTCATGTGGTCCTCTTGTGGTTTGATGTGGTGGTTTAGACGTTGATCTTTGAGGGATAGCGCGACCAGTCTATCCAGACCCTCTCCTCACCGCGCTGGATGCGTCCTGAGCGCGTGTAAGACGTAGTCTTGTCACTGTCAGGATCAACCACCTCAATCCTCTCCACCCCTTTGTTGAGCGCGAATAGGGTGTTGATCATACACCGCTCATGGTCTGTGTCGTTGTGGCTGGCTGGCAGGGTCAGGACCCTGACCGTTATATCTTTGTTTCTTAGTCCCATCTTTGTTTCTTAGTCCCTTCCGAACCCAAGCGGGAAGTCGACCCCTTCAGCCTCCGAAAGTAGATCCTCGACTTCACATAGAGCGCCATCAAAGTCGAGTGCATCCTCGCTAATGCTTTCAAAGTCGAGATTGATAATCTCCTCAAGTTTTTCTGCTGTTGGGCTTCGCTGTAATCCCTCTGGCATATTGTCAAACCATTCTAAGTATTCCGCTTGCACCTCTTTGACCTCTTCGAGGCTCAACAAAACATCTGCTAATTTTTCTTTCGCGACGTCCGCTGCTTCGCGTAATTCTCCCATATTTACTTGCGCCGCGCTAATGCCGTTGAGCCAGCGTTGACTGCGCGTGTTTTTCTTTGCCATATTGAACCTCCTTAAGCTCATTTTGTGAGCTCCGTCCGGCTGTGGATTGATACGTGCATCGATTTGATCTCTTCGATTGTGTCAATAGCACGCTGAATTGATGTTGTTTTGGCTACGCAGAGACCCGCCTCAGTGAGGTCGGGGTCCCTGCTGCCACTGCCCTTGATCAGCTCCAGTTGGTTCTGGAGTCTGATCAGTTTGATGAGGATGTCCTTATGCAGCATCGGCTTTCTCCTCCTCCGGTGTGCTCAGGTTTGGGTGTTTCCCTGCCTTGATCTGCTCCTCCATCAAGTAGGCGATCTCCTTGTGGCCGATAGCCTGCATGGATTTCCTCCGTGTGATGAGTCCAAAGAGCGTATCGATGTAGAGCTGGCACTCCTCTCTGCCCCTTTTTAAAATCTCATTCCTATCCTCGTCAGTTATTTGCCAAGAGGCTTTTCGTTCATAGGCTTTGTAATGCTCTGCTTCAAATAGGACAGAATCGAATGCTTCGCTATTGCCATCGCTAAACTGTGCATAGACAGCGGGGCAGCTTTCAAAGTTGCTGCTCCATTTGGCCTTCTTGTCTGCTATGAAAATTCTTGCTGTGTTGTCCAGATTTACGAGCTTCCCGCCTTGAGTTTTTAGCCACATATTTACTGCTCCTTTTTTGCGATCTCAACGAGATCGGGTGAGAGTTGCCTACGATATTTATTGACCAGTTTGCGCCCCAGCAAAGCCTGCTTGGGGGATAGGGTGGTAGTTGAGGCCAGCGAGTGGCCTATGCTGGTGTCAAATTTGTTGAAGCCCATGTTGTCCTCCTCCCGTGCTCCATCACAATAGTCTGACAGGATCTTGAGACCCTTATGTATTGCAGCGATGGAGTCGGCTGGTAGGGTAGGCTGGGCGATCTCTTTGTCCGTGACCTCAACGGACCGCTCGACAGGGATCAATGCGATCTTGTCATCTAATTCAATCTCGTTGTCGAGAGCAGCATCGATCACGCGCTGCTTGGCTACGACCTGCTCTGCGATGGTTGCGTCCAGCGACCCTTCGATGACGAGGTGCTGCACCAGCACGCTCTCGGTCTGTCCGATACGGTGAGCGCGATCTTCTGCTTGACTGAGGGTAGCGGGGACCCAGTCCAGTTCGGCAAAAACTACATGCGAGCTGGCTGTCAGGGTCAGGCCCACACCTGCCGCTTTCAGGTTGCCAACAAAGACATCCGCATGGCCTGCCTGAAAACTGTCCACGGCAGACTGGCGAGCGGCCATGCTATCGTTGCCCGTCAGGGTCACGACCCGTAGACCTCGGTCTCTCAGGTCGGTAGCGATGGTGTCAATAACATCCAGATGATGGGCGAACACGATGACCTGCTGACCGTCCGCTGCATCAGCGACATGGTCTACGACATACGAGGTTTTAGCGCGTGCCGTCTCATGCCTCACCTTAGCCATCTCTCCGAATGCCACTCTCGCGCCCTCTCTTAGGGCCTCTACGGCCTCCCGATACGCAGAAGTATCTTCGGCCACCTTGGCGAGCTGGACGGCAGAGCGCAGCTCTGAGAGCCTGTCCTCCTGACTCTGCCATGCGGCCTGCTCTGCTGCAACAACAGAGGACGCTCCGTTGGCGGGGATCTCAATGACCTGCCTGCGTTTGGCGGGTAGGTCATTGAGCACATCGGCCTTTAGTCGCCTGACGAGGATGGTCGAGCGGAGTTTTTCCTGTAGCTCCTCAAGGTTGGCCGCTCCAGAAAAGTCCCAGCCGAAGCCATTGTTGTGCGCGTTGGCATACCTCCGCGCATACCGGAAGAAATTGTCCCACTCGTCTGGGTCGAGGTAGCTGACCAGCGGCCACAGTTCGATGGGTCTGTTGACGATGGGCGTGCCTGTCAGCAGCACGCGCCGCTTCGCTTTGATCGGCTCTTTAGTCCACTCTTTTTTCTTGTAGTTCCAGTGACCTACGAGGGCCTTGGTGCGTGCGGCTTTTGGGTTCTTCGCGTAGTGTGCCTCGTCTGCAATGAGCAGGTCCCAGTCGTGCTGATCGATGGTCTTACGATGCTTGGACAACACATCGTAGTTGATGATCAACACATCCGCATCGGCAGGGCATTTGCCCTTGTTGACGAGGCCGATGGTCAGGTCCTCGACCAGCCATTTCTCAGCCTCACGCTGCCAGTTGAGCCGCAGGCTGGCAGGGCAGACTATCAAGATCTTCTTCGCCTTGCTGGCGTTGGCGATACCGAGAGCCTGTATGGTTTTGCCCAGACCCATCTCGTCACCAATCAGCACGGCATCCTTGCCCAAACTGAACTGAATACCAGCACGCTGGTAGGGGAGGTATTCAAGTCCCGCAGGAGCGGGTATCTCTACATCAGCAGAGACCGCAGCCGATGCAGCCAGCGCGTCCCTCCGGTCCTGATCGGCCTGCTTTAACTCTTCGACCAGCTCGCTGTCTGCGTGGTCAATGAGCCTGCGTGCTTTGTTTATGTCATCCGTCCACCAAGTCCGCGCTGCTGGGTCCCAGCGGAACCCTGCTGACTTGGGGATATGCTTCTCCTCGTAGCTGCTCTCTGTCAGCCATTTCTTGCTTTGCTTATACAGCCTCATGTGGTGGCCTCCATGTGGTGGTTTGTGGTGGATTTAAAATATAGTCTAATCAAGCATAATAATCAATATACTACAGCACATGATTTTTAATAATCGTCATACGGAGTCCGTTCGCATACCTCCTTCGCAGCCGAGTCGAGAGCGGTCTCTTTGGCTGTCTCCAGATCGGCATTACTTAACTCGTATTGACTATTTGTTTCATCATCGTCCCTGACTACGCTCTTGATCTCGACATCAGGATATTCTGCTGGCGTGGGCGCACCCCATGTGGGGTAGGGGTTAGCTGGACGGCCTCCAGAAATATCTGCTGTGACCGTTACGTCTATTTCCTCATCGCAAGAAGTTGTCATTGAAAATGTTATTTCCATAGCGGGTCCTTATGTGGTTGGTGTGGTGTGATCTGGGCTTGAGACCAGTATGCCTGACGGCATAGCGATTTAACAGCGGGGATGTCCCCGCTGCCTCTCATCATGGGTGAAGTGGACCTCCTCGCCTGAATGCTCTCCGCTCATCGCCCCGTGCAGCCTGCGCTGCGTCATACTCATCGGCTAAATATTTTTTTTCGGGGACGCTGACATCTATCGTGGGGCGATAGTCACCCAACGCATTGAGTAGGCCATCGAAGTCCTTAAATCCACTGTTGCGCTCGACTATATCGTCAAGCTCGACCAGCTTCTGCCTCTCTTCCTCTTCCTCTCCTTGTGTGGAAATTAGATTGAGCTTGTGATCGAACTCCACGGTCCCATTCCATTCAGACGCGTAGGGTTCATATTCCCTTAGCACATTCATCGCGTAAAGGCTATCGGCAGCATCCCACCCTCCAAAAAGTTGGAACCGGACCAGACTCAGGTCCATATCGTCTTTGACGTTGCGTTCGATAATGTCTTCAATCCTCTCCTTGATACACTTGGCTGTCAGGTCTACGCCATAGGTCTCTCCCTCTGTGCCTTCGACTACGTTACCCTTGTATGTTGCGAAGATCCAAACGCCCCGTGACCTGACGGTCCACTGATCTACTTCCTTGCGTGCCTCTGCTCGCTGCTTTATAGCATCCTCTTTGATGATCTGGAAGTTTGTCATTCTACCTCTCCTTGTGTGGTGGTTGTGACCAATCGCACGACCTTGGAATCGTGCTGGGCATTACAGCCCTTATATTCCATTTTGTCTCCTTATGCGTGGTGGATGTAGCGTGGCAGGCTGCGGATAAAACTCTCACTGTTTGTGTGTTTCTCGACAATAGCAGCACTCCACTTAGCTGGGTCAAGCTCTCCGGTCAAAGCCACGAAAAATTCTGGTGCATCTCGGTCCTCCTCAAGATACACATACTGACCGTCTGTGTAGCTGTATTTTGAGACAGTAATGCCAGCTTCCTTAACTGCCTGCACGCTGACCTGTAGCCAGCCGTGCGAGGGGTCTGTGTGGTAAGTAAATTTCATGCGATCTCTCCTGTGGTGTGGTGGTGCGGTTCGTTTATCCATTCGCCATGGTCCCATCCATGGGGGCTGCTGATGGCGATGGGGTAGTGCGCGTAGGCTGGGCCTCCATCCTCCTTTACACGGCACTCTATGCTGTAGCCTGAGCCGCTCGCATTGCGATGCACAGACCCAGTTCGCTTGACCCTGCGGTCATACGTAACGACCCCGCAGAGGCGATCCTGCGAGACCGTGATGGTGTCGAGGATCTGTATGCGGACATCCCTGCACTCTGTCCCTCTGATGAGCAGGGTGTTGCTCCTGCCGATGGTCAGCAGGTAATTGTCCAGCTCATCTAATCCACAGAACTGGCAGGGGACCTGAGATCCATCAGCCAGCACTGCGGTGGCTCTGATCGGGCTTTTCGTTTCCCTCATACCGCCCCCTCATGTGATGAGTTGAGTGCGATTGTTTTGTTTACGTCCCCCTTAACCTCCAGACTGCTGGCATTGAGGTTGAAAGTTTTGAAATTTATCAGCCGATCATGGAGCGCATCGACAGCCGTGCTGGGGCTGTCACCGAGGGCGAAAATCTCAAGGTTCCTCGTCCAATCATTATCGTCAATGTATTTGTGAAACGTCTGCTCAACCCGCAGGCCAGAGACGATCTTAGCGACCCATCCGAGCTGGCTGTGTATTCGGTAGACATGGGCCTGCAAGTGGTGGCCGTTCTCGACAACCGTTAATGACGGAGTTTTGTGTTCGTTGCCCATTTACTGCCTCCTATGTGGTGTGTGGTGGTTTGTCTGGGCTTGGGACCAGTATGCCGTCAGGCATAGCGATTTAACAGCGGAAGACCGTCTCGACATAGTGTGTCTGGTGGGTCGAGATCCTCCCGCTGCCCCTCATCAAAGTGGGTGCGGTTTGTTAGCTGAGATAGCGGGTCGCTGCTGCCCTGCCGCAAAGGCGCGACCCTCGCTCCAGTCACAACATGATAGTCTCCTATGTGGTGGTATTTAGTGCCTATGTGGTGGTGTTAAGTCGAGCGCGGTCCCTCTCGGATATTTGACGCAGGACTCGCATTCGCAGTGCTCTACATCCCTCAACATGCCCCTGACCTCATCAATCGAATCGGCTGCGAAGGAGTGCCGATGCTCGTCTAATCGATACCCGTAGGTCAGTTCGACCCACCATGTAGTCCACACATAGCTGATGCTATGCACGGCTGGATGCGCCTCCAGCGAGGGCTTTGCCTGCTCGCCCTCGCGCCTCGCCTGTTCAATTGCCTGCCGCTCTGCGACAGTCTGTTTCCTGATGGTAAGCCTCACATGTGCCTCCTTATGTGGTGGTGGTTATTGCTGGTTTATTTTGGTGTAGTAGAAAAACTTACGCTCAATGCCCTCCTCATCGATTTCGCCCCCATAACCTGCATAGTTATTTGTCTCATGCAGGATGTTTGTGAGCAGCACCTCAACGCCCTCCAGTCTGCCCTGTTTCTTTTCTTTGCTTGTTCCACACCATTTCGGTGGATTGTGGGTCTGAAGGTAGTTATTGGCGATCTCCAAAACGTCTGCCACTGCGATAGTCTTCTTGGGCCTCATGTGGTGTCTCCTTATGTGGTGTGTGGTGGTGGGGCAGGGCCATCCGACCCTGCCCTGAATCCTATTGTCCGTATGCCTTCGCCCTCATCAATTTGCCAATCTCTTGAGTGCTCAATTTGTGGACGTTGTCATAGTATATTGCAGGCTCCCAAGCGTCATACAGCTCGTCATTGCATCGGGACTCAACGGTGGCCCATTTTTCATTAGCCCGAATCGCCTTGACCGTAGCCTTAGCTGATGCTTTCAGCCCCGCCCCGCCTTCGGGACCCCATGGGTCAGCATAAAACTCGGCATTGCTGAGTAGGTCATGGATGAGGATGTCATCCTCATCCAGATAGTAATGCTGGCGTGTAGTTTTGATGCGTCTCGGAATGGGTATAGAAGAAACCGTGTGGTCATCATAGAATTTTTGCGGTATGCGAATCAGTCCGGTCATGGTTATATCCCCCTCTGGGGGTCATATTTCCCCGTCTCGCTGTCAAAGAAAGCATTTAGCCCCTGCCCAGCTATGTGTTCTACGACCCCATGAAAATTGCTGCTCCCGCTCATCTCGCCTGATGCGACCTTGCGGTCCCAAATCTCACAGATGTCAGCACGCTCCTCTGCTGTCATCGATGTGTTGTCATAGTCCCAGTAATAATTGGGTAAGAAGTAAGGTTTTCCGTTCCCTCCAATGCGCTGACGGATTCCATCAGCAACCATCTCGCTCTGTATCTGTCGCATTCTGTCGCGTGTCATGTTGATCTCCTATGTGGTGTGGTGGTTTATCTGGGCTTGGGACCAGTATGCTCATTGAGCATAGCGACTTAATAGCGGGGATGTCCCCGCTACCCCTCGTCAAGCTGCCTGCTTGCGCCTCTCAATCTCCCTGTCACAGGTGATCGTCCACTCCTTCAACTCCTTCTTGGTGCGGACGACAGCACCGTCTGTGACAAGCGCAATTCCATGCTCATCACAGAACCCCGCCAGATTGAGGGGGTTGTACTTCATTTCATTGAGACCCTCGTCACCGTAGATCGGTGCGAGGTATTGCGACAGGCGATCAGTGGCATCCTGTAGCCACTGCGTCCCGTAGCCATAGGCGTATGGCTCATAAGCCAGCAGCCCGCTGGGCAGGCCCTCACCGCCAACATAAATCTTGTTAGCGTAGTAAGTGTTTCCGCTCGCATCCTGATACTTGCGGGCGAGGATGGTGATTGATGTGATTTTGATGGTAGCCATTTTGGCCTCCTATGTGATGTGGTGTGTGGTGTCTGGGCTTGGGACCAGTGCGCCTGATGGCGCAGCGATTTAACAGCGAGCTACCCGCTCGCTGCCCCTCATCATTTGTCTTACAGAGTGCTTGTCAAAATGTCACCTATGTCTCTGACGGCTAATTCCCACTGCCTGATACTGAGCCTGTAGTGCTCGTTTGCCAGCGGAGGATCAAACTCCCAGAGGTCTGTGTCTTCAATGTCGTTGAGCCTGCGGATAATGATATTCAGTTCTCTGCGCTCGCTGCTCGTCATGTTTTAGCTCCCCGCGATGATGCCAGCCGCGAGTGCGACCAGCCAGCCCAACCAGATGCCAGTCGGGACGTTTGTGATGGATGGGATATTGATGGTTGGAATACTGAGAGACAGAGCGTAACGGCCCGTGAACCGTCCCCGCTCGTCTCGTATGTGGGATGCAGTCAGCCAGCGATGTGTCATGCTGCACCTCCATCGGACGGTAGGTTGCACACAAAGCGAAGGCGATCAAGAGCCTCCTCGTAGCTCTTGTATTCCCTCCCGTGACGGGTATTGCTGTAGGCATCGTATGTGACCACGCGCCAGCATTCTGGGGTCTCTCTCTTACCGGACCCTGCGACCTCCCAGCCTGCGCTGACATGCACAAGCTGGAAGAGTTTAGTCTGACGATACCCGCCAGTCCCAGCCTTCAGTGTTGTTTCGATTGAGCGATCCATTAGCGCACCTCCGTCAGGCCAAGAGTGCGGAGCGTGATGCGATACTGCCTGTCGCGCTCCTCACGGTATTTTTCTACCGAGTGGGCGAGTGCAGTAACGGCTGCGCCTGCACCGATGAAAGCCGCGCAGATAGCGATGAATGTGTAGTCCATGTGGTGTCTCCCTGTGGTGTGGTGGTTTGTCTGGGCTTGAGACCAGCGCAGCTAACCGCTGCGGCACGTTAATCAGCAGCACCTGCATGATGCGCTGCTGACCTCTCCGTATAAGATGTTTGTGGTGGCTGCTCGACACTGTCACGGTGTGTCGCTACCGCCTGCTGCTGCGTGGTGGCTTACTCTTGTTTTGCGCTCTCCCCTCCGAGGGTGTGGTGTCGAGCGTCGAGGCATCAGCAGGTCGTTAAGTGCATCCCGTTACACTGGCCCTGAAGACTCTTGTCAGTCGATGCGGTGTGCAGGATGCGCGTGGCTGCCGCCAGCGGCCTGCGATATTCAATTTTCAAAGATCAATCAATCAACTTCGACCCTAAAGATAGTCGGGTGAGCTATACTTGTCAAGAAAAAATCACACATGAGGTTAAGATTGTCCTGTGATTATGTTGTTTAACAGCACCTAAGTCGTTAAATTACAAGCAATAGAAAAAAGGAGAGAGAAACATGCCCAGAGCAAAGAAAAGTGTGTTGACAGTCGAAATGCTGCCACCTCATGTCCAGCCATATGTCCCTAAAGGACTGGCAGACAGCGACTTACCGTTGTGGTATGCTGCTTTTGAGACTGGCCGCAGCGCGCAAACGGGGACATCCCCGCCTGAAAAAACTCCCCCCAGCAGGACTGCTGCAAAGCTACCTGCCATGCCGATACCTGAACCCTCTAACATTATAGAGATGAAGAATTATGGTGACCCTGAAGACGCTGACGATACGCTTGACGGGCTGCTGGGATACGCTCGACAGGCACGGCCCCAGATCGATAGTGCTCGACTGGCAGAGATCGCTCCACAGCACGATGAGATAGCTAAATGGCTAAAGGCTAAGAGTCTGCCCAGCGGCAGGGTGATGGACAGCATATTGGACAATGTTATTGAGCGCACACCAGCAGTGCTAAAGACGGCAGGATAATAACAACAGCGGCAGAGAGAGATAGAGAGAGAATGAGCGAATCCATAAATCCCATAAATATGGATCAAAGGATCAATAAATCAGAGGAAAAGCGGCTAAAAACACCGGAAACATACCGCAACCACCTCAACCAGTACCGCAACCCTGACGGCACATTCACCAAGGGCAAGGCCGTAGGCAGGCCAAAGGGGGCCAGAAACAAGGTTACAGCCAGTCAGAAGATCTCTGAAGTCGAGCAGCGGATGGGTGTGACGCTCGACCCATTGGAGGGCATGGCACAGATAGCTGCTGACGAGACGAACGACATACAGGTCAGGCTGGCTGCGTTCAGGGAGATGGCGAAGTATCTGTATGCGCAGCGTAAAGCGGTGGACATGTCTATTGAGGAGACGAGAGGCGAAGCCAGCAGCCTGAGCGACAGCGACCTTGAGTCTATCATACAGGCAGACTTTGGGGGGAGTGAAGAGCAGGCTTAGACTCACCATAATAGGTATTATCGTTAGTTAAAATCTGGGGTGGGGGAGGGCGTTTTCCTCCTTTTTTAGCCCTCTCCTGCTCCTCCTGTGAAACACGTGGAACGCTGCCGGTCTCTGTGAAACATTGTTCCACGGCCTGGCAGGGGGGGGGTAGGGGGGTCTCAGGGCAGCATGGGGGGGATACCACAAAACCGAGAATCGCAGGGGGTGGGGGCAAGATGCATAAGGACCCACCCATACATATCGCACATAACTTTTTCATTTATGGCACTCCATAGGAGTCAGCATGTCGATCACCGCACAGGAGGCTGCACAGGCCCTTATCGAACGCAGGAAAGCGCGTAATGGGTTGATGGACTTTGTCCTGCTAACCAAGCCTGACTTTGAGGTGGGGCCTCACCATGTAATGATAGCAGACGCATTGGAGCGTGTAGAGCGTGGCGAGAACAAGCGATTGATGATCTTCTGTCCTCCTCGCCATACCAAGAGTGAGTTAGCTACTCGTCGCTTTCCTGCATGGTATATGGGGCGCAATCCCAATACTCAGATCATTTCGGCTTCATATAACTCTGAGCTGTCTTCTGACTTTGGTAGGGAGGTCAGGAATCTGGTAGCCAGTGGTGTGTATAAGAAGGTCTTCCCTGATGCCATGCTAAGTGAGGACTCGCAGGCTGCTAACAGGTGGCACTTGAAGGAGGGGGGTGCATACATAGCGGCTGGTGTGGGGACGGCTATAACGGGTCGTGGTGCGAACCTTGCCATAGTGGATGATCCGATAAAGGACCGTCAGGAGGCTGACTCAGAGACCATACGTAACCGGATCTGGGATTGGTATCGATCTGTCCTATACACCCGTCTTATGCCGAATGGAGCCATTGTGATAATCCAGACCAGATGGCATGACGATGATCTGGCAGGCAGGCTCTTGCTGGAGCAGGATGAGGGAGGGGACCAGTGGGAGGTTATCAGCCTTCCTGCGTTAGCTGGGGCAGAGGATGCTCTGGGCAGGGAGGAGGGGGAGGCGTTGTGGCCTGAGTGGTATCCAGAGGAGCGGCTACTACAGGTTAAGTCGGTTATCGGGTCTCGTGACTGGTCTGCCCTGTATCAGCAGACTCCGCAGGCAGAGGAGGGAGGCTTCTTCCTTGCTGACTGGATCAAGACGGTCCCAGAGGTTCCAGAGAACCTGCGTATCTACGGGGCCAGTGACTATGCCACTAAAGATGGGGAGGGAGACTATACGGTTCATGGTGTGTGTGGTGTGGATGATGCAGACAACCTGTATGTCTTGGACTGGTGGCGTGGACAGACGCCCAGCGATGTCTGGGTAGAGGTCTTTCTGGATATGGTGGACAAGTGGAAGCCGATCCAGTGGGCAGAGGAGGCAGGCCAGATTAGAGCCTCTCTGGACCCCTATATCAACATGCGCCAGCGGGAGAGGCGTTCCTACTGTGTCAGGACCCCGTTTGCGTCTCGGTTCGATAAGCGGTCCAGAGCACGGGCCATACAAGCCCGTATGTCTTCGGGGAAGGTGTTTTTTGTGCGCGGTGCTCCATGGATGGAGGATCTCCGGTTGGAGGTCCTACGCTTCGACGCAGGCAAGAACGACGATCAGGTCGATGTCTTGAGCTTGATGGGCAGGCTACTGGAGGACATGCAGGGAGCGGGACAGTTAAAGAACTGGTCTCCATCCCGCCATATCAGGAGGGTTTCCGTTGACAGCAGCCAAGAAGAAGTCGAGGGCGTTGTATAACGTCTACCTAAGCGAGAGCCATGATGTCAGTAGGGTTGATGAGGTATGGAGTCATGGACGCAAATGGGAAGAAGAGGATATGAGCCGATTAGAGCGGTTAGCTGATCGCATAGGGCATGAGGATGCATTCTCTTTTGACGGTCTTGATGGAGCCATCATAGGCCATGGATCGAAGTATCCTGAAGACAGTGTCCTGATCTACTCAGCCCAGCGGATTATAGACCTGCTTGTGCTCCAGAGTGGGATGAGCCGTGAGGAGGCTAAGGAGTATTTCAGCTTTAACATTGCCTGTCTGAGTGCAGGAGAGGGGACACCCATCATTGTCTGGGAATGCGAAGACAACGATTGAGTTGTCAGACGGCTCTACAACATGGCTGTATAGGGATGACATTGTGGACATTGCCGTTGTGGGCAAGCGGAACTTTCATGGGGTTGTGAAGCTGCGAGATGGCAAGAGCTATCACCTGAGCGAAGAGCAGAACGTAGGCACACTTATTGACTTCTGGAGAGAGGGTTGGTTTTGAACGCAAACGTGGAAGTAAGGAAGCGAGTTGATCCCAGCTTTATTGAGATCTATGAGGGAGACGAGTGGCAGGTGTTCACTCGCGTATGGATGGGTATTGTCCCTCCACATGGGACAGAGGCTGGTTATGCGTGTGTGGTAGGTGAGGTGTATGATGATGACCCTCGACAGAAGCCCAGACCTAAGATCTTGCTGGATGAGGGGCAGGCCCTGCACCCAGATGATTGGGATGGAGAAGTTATTGAATATTATGAAGATTTATTCTATACCGAGATTGACGGGGAGAATGTCGCAAAGCATACCAACCCCACCCTGCATGACTTGAGAATGGCATCCGTAGCCCTAAAAGACCTATATCAGGTCGATATGGGCTGGACCTTACCTGCTCACCCTCCCTTTACGCAGTTTTTGCGCTCAACAGAAGGGCTATGCCTGTATGATAGCGACATTGATCCAGAGACATATAAACAGTGGTTTCCTACATATCGATCATCAGACAATGTGCTCTCTATTATGGACGAGCCTCCAATGGGAGATGATCAGGAATATGGTAAGCAATTAGTCGAAACCTTACTTGCCCGTAATGAGTTGCAGGTAAATGAGCACTGCAAGCTGTTCCAGAACTCGCACCTATCCCATCCGGTCAGAGCGGTGGGACTTGTGTGTGCAGCGATGCAGGTGTGGGACTGGACGTTTGCCATACGGGATATCGAAGAGGGGGACGGGTATGAGGATATCATTGATGCGGACATGGAAGAAGAGGCTAAGGCCCAGCTAAATGCAGAAGATGCGGTCCGTTTGTGGCAAGCTGGCATAAATACGGGACTTAGCGATGAAGAGGCCCAAGCGATTGAAAATAGCATTTTTAGCAATGTGACATAAAAATGCACTTGACAATAGTGTAATTACACATGATTATTAGCTTTGAGTAATAATTATTACTTAGCTTTTGGCTTGGCTCCTGATCGTGATGCCGCATGGTCAGGAGCCTCTAAGAAAAAAAAGAGAGTGGAGATGCCGCATATGTATGGTAAGTCAATGATGAAGAAAAAGAAGAAGATGCCAGCCACTAAGGCTATGCCTAAGATGAAAGCTAAGCCCAAGGCGAAGGCAAAGGCTAAGAAGAAGGCCAAGTCCATGTATGGGTATGGTCGATAGTATATATGGCTGAACGAATAGATGATCATGCTGTATCGTGCAACGATAGGCTGCGCGATGGTGTAGCTGAAGCCAGTGAGTGGGCTTCGGAGGCGCGTAGGGCATGGTCATACTATGCCAGCAGGCAATATCAGAACATCAGCGAGAACGAGCGGTTCCGCATCATGCCGATTGTTGCCAATGTCATCAGGCGTGATATGGACCAGATGGTCAACCGTGTCTTAGAAGCGACCCCCGTGGTCAATCCGGTGGGACGCTTTGGCAAGGACCATGAGTATGCTCGGATGATGGTGGACCTGCTGCAATACACCCGTGATGCAGAGGAAAACTTCCACAACGATCTGGAGGACGTTATACAAGACTTCTTCTTTACTGGGGAAGGCGTGCTCTTTGAAGGGTGGAATCAGGATGCGGACGGGGGTATGGGGATGCCAGAGGCCCGATGGATCGATCCACGTTACATCGTATGGGACCCAGCCGCCAGAAACTGGCAGCGAGACGATGCTGACTGGGTGATTCACTTTGAGCCTAAGAAGGTGGATTACATAAAAGATATCTACGGACTGGACGATGTTCAGCCAGACTATCCTGACTTCTTTTTTGATAACAATGACATAAGCAGGTTTAGGGACTATGGACAGGGGCGTGGCAACTTTACCCAGACCCAGCTTGGGCGAGAGATTAGTAGTCCTGAAGATATGGCCTACGTCAAAACGATGTATGAAAAAGTATATCGTGAAGAGGTCCGATATCAGCTACCCGATGGAGAGATCGCAACGCTCACAGATCCCATGGGGAATGAGCGGAACGTAACGCAGGATGACTATATCATGCTGCCGCCTGAGCGGCAAGCAGAGCTGACTAAAGTCAAGGCTCGGGTCCATGAGCTGATGGAGACGGTGGTTATTAATGAAGTCACCATCTCAAGGGAAAATAGTGTTTACTGCACCACCAATGGGGGGCATGGCAATTATCCATTTGCCTTCTTTAGCTATGTCAGGCTGCGTGATCGATCTCATGGCAAGGGAGAGATTGACTATCTGGTAGGGATGCAGGACCTGATCAACCGCACGCTCGCCCGTTGGCTTGAGCAGATGATGATTGCGGGATCAAACTATGTCATAGCACCTAAAGGCAGCTTGCCCAGAGAAGATGAAGAGAAGCTGAAAAACATTGGCCGCTATCCATTGCAGATATTCCGACCCTTTGCAGGTTTTCAAGGACCGCAAATAGAAGGGGGCCGTGCCACGGGTTCAGATCTGTTCCAGAGTGGATATCAGCTTCTTTCTTCTGTGAAGGATAAGGTCAGTGGGGTGTATGATGTGCAGCGTGGGAACATGCCCTATGCTACATCGGGGATTGGTATCCAGTCTCTCCAGTCTGCTACCGACCTCCTTACGACGATGCCCCGAAGGCACTTAGAGTCTGGGCTGAAGCGCGCAACAATTATGCGGATGAAGAATATCCTACAGTTCATGCGTGGCAGTCGTGTGGTTGACATTGTTGATGAGAAAGACAAGAAAGACCGGACCTTGTTTGTGGGGAACAGTATGGCAGAGATTGCAGCCGAGTATGGCTTGCAGCCTGCTGTTGATGAGGCTACAGGCATCCCAATGGTTGATCCTTTGTCTGGACAGCCGTTGATGCTGATAAATCCTGCTACCGGAGAGCAGGCCGACATCATGGTTCTCAATGAAGGCACTTCCGGTAAGTTCGATATGCGTAGGATTCGTCTGGAGCTTGACACTGAACGGGATCGTTCGCGTCAGGAGCGCATGGACTTTGCACAGATGATCCTGCAAGCTGTTGGTCCAGCCTCCGCTCAGTGGGCCTTGGAGTTGATGGATGCGCCTAACAAGGAGCTTTTACTGACAGCGATGGAGCAGTCAGATACAGGCAAGCAGATCTTGGCCCAGTTTGAAGAAGCTGCACAGCAGATGGGGACAGACCCACAAGAATTGATACAAATGGTCATGCAGCAGTTGCAGATGCAAGTGCAAGCGGCTCAGGCCCCTCCGCAACAGGGACCACAAGGTCCTCCACAGGGACCACAGGGACCTCCTCAAGGACCACAAGGTCCCCCGCAGGGACCACAACCACAGGAGATGGCTAATGCCCCCCAAGAAGAAGGACCCCCGATTAGCGAGGGCGGGGGTCAGCGGATTTAATAAACCGAAGCGGACCCCCAACCATCCGAAAAAGTCCCATATAGTGGTAGCTAAAGAGGGGTCAAAAATAAAGACAATTCGCTACGGAGAACAGGGAGCAAAGACGGCTGGCAAACCTAAGAAGGGGGAGTCGCAGGCGATGAAAAAGAAGCGAGCCAGCTTCAAGGCTCGCCATGCTAAGAATATAGCAAAAGGAAAAATGAGCGCGGCCTATTGGGCTAACCGCACTAAATGGTTGTTTTTACTGTTCTTATGTTAGTTTTTTAACGGCATTACACACAATTTAAGTCTTTTTATAACAGGTTCGGCATAACCATGCTGGACCTGTTTTTTTTGTCCTCAGCAAAAAATCATGTGCAATTATTTGCTGATTTAAAAGGAGCGGCATGAACGGCATACCAGAAGAGGCAGTATTAGCAGTCGGGTCCGAGTTTGAGCATCTCTACGAAGAGGAGCTACCGGAAGCTGACGTAACATTTAAGAGGGCGTTGCAGGCAGTAGTGCAGACTTTGCCTTATGACCTTCACTTAGATCCCACCCTGCAAGGGGATGATGCAGAGAAGGTGGTAGATCGTGGACTGGTGGAAGCTGAGATAGGCAAGAGCTGGAAGATAACACTTAACTGGACCCGTAGCTGGAAGGGGAAGATCCCAGCAGGGTATGCCAGAATAAAGTATCACGACACTGAGGTTGCAATTATAGGCCCATGGGCCACGGTACGGACCTGTTGGAAGTGTGGATTGAGTGGATGGGCAGATGAGAAAAAGAAGATTGGCATGTGCCTACCTCATTATCCCTGCCCCCACTGTGGTGAGCGGGATTGGTTCGGAAGAATAGTTGAGCCGTATCACTTTGAGTTGGATATGGCTGAGTTCATAGTCCGAGACGCAGATAAGGACAATTTTTACGAAGAGTTGAAGCCATCAAAACCAAGTAGCGAAGGAGTACCTACTCCATCGCAGAACTGACCACTGTCTTCTTGGGCTAAGATCACCCCATCTGGGGAACGCATTAAGGCCGCTGGGAGATAAAGTCAAAAAGGAGAAGTACGATGTCTGAAGTTTTTGAGGAAGAGAACGTACAAGAGTCGGATGATTCTACTGCTACGCAGACTATTCCCGAAAAAGTTCAGGTTGACGGAGAAGAAATAGATATCCGTCAAGCTATTGCGGATCACAGAAACAAGAAGGAATGGCAACGATCTCAAACGCAACGAGACCAAGAGATTGCCGCACAAAGAAAGGAAGTAAACGATTTGTTAGGCAAGGTCATTGATCAAGTTGCACCCAACAATGCACAAGCGGTTGCCAATACGGACTCCTCCTTCGATCTGGATGGGATGCTGGAAAAGATCCCAGACCCGATTGAAGACGAGAAGGGGTATAAGGCAGCGATGGCTCAGGTCCTCAAGGACTATGGGAGTGCATTGAAGAATGAGATTGCCAGCCAGACCAATAACTTGAAGACGGATACGCAGAAGCAAATACAAAGTCAATCGCAAAAAGATCGCATTGTGCAGGACAACCTACGCATGGTACGCGACTACGTTGCGAAAACACTCGGAGACGATGTCACAGAGACCGATGTCAACGATGTGATTAAGAGAGTCGGCCAGAAGTGGGGACCAGAGTATGGGACTGAAGATGCTTCTGGTGCGTTTCGATACAACGAGCACGCTGTAGAGGAGGCCCTTTGGGGTGTTCCTGCGTTGCGTACTCGTCTTATAGCATCGCAAACCAATGAGGCCCGTAAAGAAGGTCTTACAGGCAGACAGAAAGGTCAGCAGGGATCGCCTTCGGCAAATCGTGCGGTCGCAAGACCAACAAACAATGCGCCCATTGGGGACAAGATTGAATGGCTCAGATCTCTTGGAGAAGATGAGATGGGACGAGCTGTTAGTCGGATGAATCCCGATGAGCGAAACAACATGCTCAGGGCCTTATATAACGGGTCCTAACTAACCAAGTAGGAAGAAAGTACAATGGCTGCAAACGTATTTACCACAGGAACAGGGACAGCAACCAGTCTTGCCGACCCCCTTGTTAATATTCTTTTCTCGTCCAAGCTGCATGTAGAAACGCAGTCGGAACTCTTCTTCAATCAGGCTGGCCTGATTAAGAAGGAAGATGGTAGCGAAGAAACCTTTGAGCGTAAGGGCGATAGTCCTATCGTGATGAAGGATGAGTTCGGCAAAGAGCGCGGTCAGCGCATTCGCCTTGCTCTCCGCAAGCAGCTTACGACCAATGTAGGCTTGTCGGATCGTGACGGAGGCAGCGGCCTCAGTCAGTATACGTATGGCGTTTCTTCAATGGTCGATCAAGAAGAAAACATGAACCTCTTCGATATGGAGGTGATTGTTGAATTGATGAAACACTCCGTAGGCTTTGCGACCCCAGAGTTGCAGGACCTCCGCACGCCTATGCGTATGGAGCAGGAAGCGGCAGTCGCTTTGCGCGATTGGCTAACGGGCCAGTATGAAGAGTCCATCTTGGACGCTTTTTATGATGGCAACGCTGCTCACGTAATCAAATCATCATTCGCGTCTGCAACGACTCACCCCCGTGTTATTTGGGGCAATGATGCTACGGAACAGGCTGATATCAGCAGCAATGACACGTTGTCTGCTGCGGATCTCCGCAAGCTGTATGAGACGCTTCGCGTAAACAACGTCAACCCGTTGAAGGTTGAGGGTAAGGAAATGTATGTCCTCCTTGCACATGTTTACAGCGTCAGCGATTTGATGAACGATTCCGACATCAAGAATACGTATCAGAATGCGTTTACGCGCACTGGTGCGGGTGCTGAGAATCCTCTTTTCAGCCGTGCTGATGTTGTCTTTGAGGGCATTGTTGTTCACGAATACAACCGTGTGCGTTCGCCTGCTACGGGTACGAACGCTGCCAGCACCAAGCAGAATATTGCTTTGGGTGCGGATGCGATTATCTGCGGTAACGCTTCTGAGCCTCGTCTCGTACGTCGCAAGGAAGATGCCTACGAAGATCGTTATGGCGTTGGTATTAAGCAGATCTTCGGATGTGCGCGTGCTGACTTCCAGCATATCAACAACAACGAAACCCTCAATCAGTCTTCTGCCCAGCTAATGAACTGGTCGGTAGCCTAATTGATGTAAAACTGGGGAGGGGAGGGGGCCAACGCCCCTTCCCCCATCTCCATAAAAAAGGAAAAAACATGGCTTCAATTTTTGTTGAATACGTAAAGAATAAAGACGATGTGGGATATAGCGAAGGTCCGCTCAATATAAAGGTGCGCGGTCATGGTTATTTGCAGTTTGAGCCAAAAGAAGAGTATGACAATCGAAGAGTTGAAGAGTTGTCAACGGAAGACGCAGCCATAGAGCTGTGTGAAAGACATCGTAGGCAGCAGTTGTTTAGGATCGCTCCTGACCTCATCGCTTCGCAGGAACTGGCAAAAATTGAGAGTTACATAAGTGGTCGGATATCTCCGCTGATAGAGCGCATAGAATCATTGGAAGAGCAGGTAGCTACTATGCGAGTTTCGGCTGCAAAGCCTCCGACAAAAAAGAAACAATCAAAGGCATAATTGATGGCAATTACATGGGGAGAGCTTAAAGCCAGAATAGCATCAAGATCTCATAAAGATCTGGGACGCTCAGAGGAGTTAGATGACGTAGAGCGATTTGCTAAGGCTGGTATAGAGCTGGTTGAAGCAGAGGATAGTTGGTCGTGGCTTTATAAGGCCTTCTCAATCCCCTTGGTTGCTGACACATATGAATATGACTGGCCCACAGGCTTAGAGCGTTTTGACGTAAAGACATTTCGATATGCTGGCAGTGGGTCATATCTGGAGTATGCACGCATCGCTGAGAACATAGACCACCATTTAGGTCCAGACTGGCGGGATGCAGGATCGACCACAAGCGACCCTCGCTACTATACGGACTTTGGTAGGAAGTTCTGGATCGCTCCTAAGCCCTCCTCTGGCTTCATAGCATCCAACTCCACGATACACCTATATGGATATACTTCAGACCTTGCAACGCTCTCAGGGACCCCTACAGACGCCACAGAGATGCTTCTACCAGAGCGAGCTGCAAACACGTTCGTTGAGGCTGCTTTGATGGTGGGTCTACAGCAAGAGGATGACCCCGATTGGAAGACATATCAGCAGATATTTCAGTCCAATATTGTCAGGCTCAGGACGTTCGACATTTCAGTGGCATCCACTGACGAGGTCCTGCTGCCTGAGTGGTCTCCATACATGGAATTTTAATGGCTGAAAACACAGACATCGATCTGGCAACCATCGCCATTTCAAACAACCTCAGTTCAGATACGGTTAGAGCCTCGCTGGAGGGGACTTGGAAAGAGTCTCAAGTGCTCGTTAAGACAGATGAAAGTCAGGTGGCCTTTCGGACGGAGGTGGGTTGGGGGAAGCTGGTATGGGGAGGTGTCTTGCCTACGCTAACGACAACAGAAAGAGACGCATTGTCATCTGTAGCTAATGGCACATTGATCTACAATACGACCACAGACAAAGTGCAGGCGCGAGCCGCTGGCAGTTGGGTGGATCTACACTAATGCCAAAGCAAAGAAATAGATATCGGTTTCCTACGGGACGAGGGTTTCTCGGAGAGAACAATACCGATGCCGAAACAGAGGATATGTTTGGCACGGGCGCATTGGCACTACTTCGTAATTACCATCTTGACGGGTATGGAGCATTAAGAAAAAGGCAGGGATGGGAAGAATACACCTCCAATGCAGTCAATAGCACAAATGCTATTCAGGGCTTGGGGTATATGGACTTTGGGACCCCATACTTGCTGGCAGTGTCTGGTGATAAAGTAAAATACATGGTCGAAGCAGATCCTCCCACGTGGACTGATATAACTGGATCTGTGACGATCAATAATAACCAGAACAACCTTTGGCGTTTCTGCACGTTCCATGATGGGGTTAATGGGAACATCTTGGGAACGGATGGGGTAGGAAACCCGTGGAAGTGGAATGGCACTGGGAATGTATCAGCTCTGGCCCTAACAAAGGCAAATGACCTCCAACAGTTTAAGTCCCATGTCTTTGCAATCAATACAAGTGATCGCCCAACGGCTATTCGCTACTCTGACACTGGAGATCCAACGACTTGGCCCTCTGATAATATTTTTGATTGCACGCGAGATTCGGTAGGTGTCGGCCTTGCACTACACACAAGCGAGACGCTGCTGGCTTTTTATGAAAACAGTATATATCGGATCAATTTTGATTATGGTGGTGCGGGGTCTCTGACCAGCTTTTTTACGAATCAAGTTGTGGATGGGTCCGTTGGTTGTGCTTCTAAAAATTCAATAGTCACATCAAATGGACAAACATACTTTGCGGCAACGGATGGTATCTACACAATTGGTGATCCTTCGCGTCCAGCTATTTACATAAGCAGATCTTTAGAGAGTCTCTGGCTCAATCTTTCAAAGTCGCGCATATCAAAGATTTATGCCTTTGAGCGCGGCGAGCCATGGAATGAGATCGTTTTCTTAGTCAGCTCTGCCAACTCTTCTTTTCACGACACAGCTCTTGTATACAATACGCTAACAGCGCAAAGAGCAGGGGCTGAAAATGCGTGGTCTGTGTTTACCGCAGATAGCAATAAGCTCCGCTTCAATGTCGGTATTAATTATCGAAAAAGTGATGGGGTTGATTACACCCTGTTGGGCAAGTATGACTCCAAGGTAGTCAAGGCGTGGGGGAATGATAGGCAGCTTACCACGTTTCAGGATGGTGGGACAGCCGTAACGTCTGTGATAGAGACAGGCTTTATGGATATGGGGTATGAGGGGATAAAGTCCATCCGAGAAATATGGATGGATTTAGGGGTGTCAGCCAAGCATACTTTTTCTGTTAAGGTCGAAGGTCCAGAGGGAAGGCTTTCTACAAATACCCAAGTAGATGTGGGATCAGAGGGTGCGTTGCTGGATATAGACTTCACGTTAGGAACATCGTCCCTTGCTTCTGGATTAATATCTCAAGCCCGATTCAACCTCACTGGCAACAGCCGCTATTTCAAATTTCGTGTTGAAGAAAATGACACAACTAAGCCCCAGCGCGTAGAGTCTTTTCACTTCCTCTATGCGCCTAAAGGGATGAGGATAAAATAAAATGTCTTTAGGTGACTTATCTAACAAAAACAAACGTCTCGGATCGATAAATGTGACCGGAGATGATGATACTGATGAATACGTCCAGCGAGCTTATGATCTTTATAGTAGGCCATATCGTCAAGAGTTTGAACGGTTAGGTGAGTCTACGCGCAAAGAGGCATTAGCTAAGGGGCTTTATCTGTCTGGGGACTATGGTAAAGCGATTGGTGATAATTTAGAGGAATACAACCGTAGGATCGCAGAGCAAGTTGTTATACCCTTAGCAAAAGAGGGCATGGACAGGGGTTTTAAGGCTCAGGAATTGGGGCTAAGGGAGCGGCAACAGGATGAAGTGGAAAGAGCAGCCCTAATACAAGAAGGCTTTACGGGAAGAGAAATAGACATACGAGAAGCCCAGCAGGCTGAAACTGAAAGGGCTGCTCAAGTCGATGAAAGTTTTCGCAGGGCTGATCTGACAGGCATGTATGGTGGGGGCATTATTAATGCCGATGCACTGGGACTGGATGCCAAGGAGCTTCAGCGTTTTGTGGGACGGGACTCATCAGGCTTTGCCACAGACGAAGAAAAGGCCGCTCAAAATTTTGAAATAAGACAAGCATTTATAAATGCGGTGGGTCGAGAGCCGACAGCAGAAGAGGTCAGCTCTGTATTGCGCGGTGGGAATGTAGCAGTGGCTGGTGTTCAAACATTAGCTGGCCGACAGCAACTGGTGCAAGAGCAGGACTTGCAACAGCGCAGAGATCAGCTTGAAGAAGACAAACGACAGTTTGATGCAGAGTTAGCACAGGACAAGACGCTATCGGATGCGGATAGGTTGGAGCGTCAGCGTCAGTTCGATGCAGAGCTACTGCGAAGAGAGATAGAGTTTGCAGCAGAAGCTGTTGGTATGTATGGCTCGGTCAGCGTCTCGGCAGACACCTTCGGCATTGACATATCTGACTATTATGACGCAGAAACAGGCGCGATTATATACGAGAACGATGAAGGGACCGGATTCTTTGATTATGCAGATCGCTTGCAAGACGAGCTGGAAAGGCAGGGGCTTAAAGCTACGGATGATGAGATAGCAAGGATGCTTAGGGGTGAGTCTGTGCAGCTCACAGGCGTGCAGACCTTGGCATCTCGTATGGCTTCTATGTCACGTGAGGAGTTTGATGCAGAGTTGAGCTTGCGCAAGGATCAGCTTGAGGCTGACAAAGAGCAGTTTACTGCACGCCTCGCACAGGACTTGAGCCTCTCTGATGCAGACCGAGAAGAGCGAGCGCGTCAGTTCAATATGGATATGATCCGCAGGGAGGCCGAGTTCGCAGCCCAGCAAACAGGTCGCTATGGCGTGGCATCAGTATCCGCAGAATCCTTTGGTATAGACATCTCCGAGTATTTGGACCCAGAAACTGGACAGCTTAGAGAAGGTGGCTTTGACATCTTTATGGATTATGTCAGCAGCATGGAGACGCAGCTTGCTGCGGCTGGCATATCTATGTCGGATGCAGAGATCCAATCCTTCTTGATGGGTGAGACAATATCAGTCACCGGATCTCTGACCCTTGAAGGGCGCAGGCAGCTCTTTGAAGAAGAGCAGCAAGCGATTATCAATCAGCAAGAGGAAGATCGGATAACCATTCAAGAGGACCGAGTTAAACTTGATGAAGCTATTGCACGCGCCCAGCAGGCTGGGACCTACATAGACCCAAGGGGGGGGAAGCCTTTAGATACCTTAGAAAAGGAGAGACTTGCCCTCCAAGAAATTGAAATGTATCTGGAACTGACGGGAAGTGCGAATGGCGAGGATGAAAATGGCAACTTCCTTGGCACGCTTGCGTATAATGCCCAGAAGAAACAATTGGTTTGGGAAGAGGAGCGTAGGAATCTGGAGAATGCCATTCAGCGAGCCAACGCTACAGGCAACTTTATAGATCCAGAGACTAACCAGTCTATTGACACCCTCCAAAAGAAACTGCAAGACGCAGATATACGCATTGAAAATGCCAAGCTCGCGTTTACCAAAGAAAAAGAATCATATGATCGTCAGGAAAGATACGCTGAACTAACTGGTACTTTCCCACCAGTCAATATGGGAGCCAGTGAGTTTGGCATTGACATGAACTTGTTGTATCCCGATGGGGGGGATGAGCCTGACATTGCCTACTTCATGGGGATGGCTGATGTGCTACAGTCGAACGCCAATCGTCTTATGGGCAGAGACCTTACGGACACTGAAATAAATGCTCTATTGTTGGGGCGAAAAATAACAACAGCTGACGCAACAACGACCCTCGCTTCACAAATACAAATCGCGCAATTGACGGGTAAATACAAAGGTGCAGATATCTACGCCAAAGTCATTGAGGAGGCGAAGCTAACAGGCTTTTTAGATGAGACTCCTACCTTGCAGCAGAATGAAGCTGAGTTCAGGGAGGCAATAGAGAATAGAGTCCAAGCCCTCAATGAGCAGCGTCAGGCTTTTACCGAGAACATGGAGTTGATGCGCGAGACAGGATACATGGAGATCGGGACTAACGGCACGGTGACAGCTGAAGATATAGGCATTGATGTTACCTATGCTCCTACAGGGTCTCCAGCAGAGATGCTAAACTCTCTTGAAGCAGAAAAACTCCAAGATACAGCACAGATCTTAATGGGTCGAGAATTAACAGACCCTGAAATTATTGACCTCCTCCAAGGCAATGGCATCTCTATTGAATCTCCTATTCGCGTAGAGACGCTTGCAGCTCGCTCAGAGCGTAACCGGAATCAATTAGAAGTCGCTCAGTTGATGGGGACGTTAGGCGAGAAGAAGACGGAAGCTGCACGCCAGTTCGATGCGACCCTTGCCGAGCAGCAGGGGCTTAACCAAGCAGACATCGCTCGCATTAACGCAGATGTCGTACGCGCTGACAGGCAACTGGAAGGACAGTTAGCGCAATGGGCAGCGCAAACCAATCTCGACATAGCAACCCTAACAGGGGAGTTTGGTGTGTCGGGCGATATCACTGCGGAAGAGTTGGGCGTTGTAGTAGACTTGAGCCAATTTGAAGGGTCAATTGGGGATCAATTATTTGCAGCTATAGATGAGTATGGCCCCGTTTTAACTGAAGCATTTACGAGTATGACAGGTCGTGCGCCAACAGATCAAGAGTTAAGAAACTTCCTTCAAGGGGGATCGGTATCAGTAGAAGCTACTCCTACTCTCGCATCTAAACAGCTCTCTCAGCTCGTATCGTCACAGTCCATGGAACGGGCAAATGATATGTACAAGTTTTCCCAGCAGTATGGCTTGGAGGTGCAAGAGTTTGCAGAGATGCAGCAGCAGTTTGACGATACCAATGCTCGCCTGACAGATGAAATAAGCAAACGCTTCACCCTTGATAAGATGAACTTCACGCTCGCCCGTCAGGAGATGGAAGCCAACCTCACAGGGCGATACAATGTGAGCGGGACAATAGACGCAACCAGCTTGGGCTTCGATACTGGCCGATATGAAGGTCTAACCTATCAAAGTGAAGAGTTGCAAAACGCAGGAAAGCAGCTTTCTGAGGTGTATGAAACGCTGACTGGAAACACAATTGGACTACACGATGCAATGAAGATGCTCCAAGGCAGACACTCTGTGCAGGCTGACACAACATGGACGCAGCAAGCCAGAGAAGCGGCCATGAAATACAATTTAGATCAAGACAAGTTTGAAGAAGCGATGGACCAGTTTAACAGGACCTTTGAGGATGAGCAGCGCAGAGCATACATCCAAATGAAAGGCACAGGCACAGACTACGAAGGCAATGAAATAGTCACACAGGGCTACCGAGCCTACCAAGATGCTCGGAACGACTTTGAGAAGGTAGAGGCTCGTAGGGATTTAGTGTGGAGTGGTTTTTTGACTGACGCTCAGTCAAGAGACTTTGATGGTGTTGCGGGTGAATTTGATGCTGAGATGGCAGATGTCAACTTTTCCACCTCTTTCAGGGCTGAGAATGGAAGAGAGCCGACAATGGAAGAAAGGGCAGAAGCCGTCGAACAAGAGTTTTCGTCTATTTATGGATATGTCCCGCGAAGAAATGATGTCATTGCAGCCATTACAGGAGACATTGAGTACCAATTTTTATCAAAAGAGAATAATCGATTTCTGCAAGACCTTGGGAGAAGGTATGGCGGCAGAACCGCAGGTTTTATTCCTGTCTTTTCTTTTGAGACGGGGAACAATTTTGAAGAGGAAGCGGGTCGTTTAGCCAACATGCTAAATGGACACTCTATGCAGGTTGTTGAGGCTATGAGCGGATGGCAGCAGGCAGGCATGTTCATAGGGAATGCAGCAGTCAATCTTGCTTCAGCCAAACTTGCAGGCACGTAATAAGATTAAAGGATAACTAATGAGCATTTTTGCAGGACTCGCACAGGGATTTGCACAAGGCGCAATGGCAGCTATGCCTGCCGCTACAGATAGATATGTCCAAGCTCGCAGGAGGGCCAAGGAGCGGAAGCAAACAATAGAAGATCGTGAAAAGGCTCGCGCACAGAATTTAGAAGATGAGCGAAGAAGAGAAATGGTTGGCCTAAAGACAACCTTTGCCAAATTAGGGGGGCGGGATCTTGGAGAGAATGCTACCCCAGAAATGTATAGGAATGAAATAGCTGCTTATACAATCGACGATGAGTATAACTCAAAGCGCAGTCAATTGCAGCAGTCAGGTATTGACCCAACAAATATGGACCATAATCAAATTGATCAGGCCATTGCAAATCTGGGTCTAACAACTGCTGAAAGATTAGCAACTGAAGATGAAATTCGTAAAAACAATCTTGAAAGTAGCAGGCGGCAGCAGCTTGTAGGGCATAAACAGTATATGCATTTAGAGCAAGGTGGTTATGCGACAGAAGATATGTTAGAGAGGGATGATACGGGAAAAGTAATTGGATACAATCAGACATTGTTGAATGAAGGGTCTGAAAGACAAAGGCAAGACAAGTTAGCACAGAGTAATCAAGCAAGGATGTCGAGAGATGAGCCGTATTCAATTGTAGCTAAGACAGACCAAATAAATAGAATTAAAAGTCTGGTAGATCATGCAGGATTTGATGGAGGTTTTGCTGAAGTTTTAAAAGTCAGCTTGGACACTTATATGGGTAACCCGACTGCAACCACATGGAATGCCCTTGAGAGAAGCTATGGTCGATGGTTTCAGGGAAGAGACAAAGATCCTCAAATGGGTACACCAATTGGCAAGCCTTATGGACAGATAGCATCTGATAAGCTCGCAATGAGACAGGCAATGGGGGGAGACGTATTGCAAGGATTCCCTCTTTTGTCGTATGGATTAAAGCCATCGACAGGTGGTGGTGTGCAGTCAACGGTTGCTGAAACACAAACAACAATCCCAATAGGGGAATCAAAGCCTAATACTACGGACTCCATAACGCCTTCCTTCTCTACAGGTAACACCTCTGGATCTGCCTCAATCGATTCATTGGGTGGTGGGAGTAATCTATCAAATCTTACTCTTCCGCAAATAATGGGTATAGCTGCTGATGACGGACATCCAGATAATAAGGAAGCAGTTAGGATTGTAAGAGAAGGAGGGTATACGGAATAATGCCACTCACTCCTGAAGAAAAAGAGCGTCTATTAAGCAGAAAGAGAGAGCTTGAGTTAGGAGTCACCCAGCCTTCTACTGGGCTTACTTCTGAAGAAAAAGAGCGTCTATTAAAAAGAAAGCGCGAGCTTGAATTAGGGATAACCCAGCCTCCTGCTGGGGCAACTCCGCGCCAACAGAGACTTGCCAATACGTTCAGTGCGGGGATGTCCCCGCCCACTCAGCCTACCCCTGAACGCACATTCGGATCTGTCAGAGGACGCACCCGTGCGCGTGATACGGGACAGATAACGCGCCCTGTTGTTTCTCCTCCACCTCTTATCACTGAGCCTCCATCTCCTCTTGATTATTTCGATAAGCTCAGTCGATCATATGATCTTTCATCTCAAAGAATGGATTTGCAGTCTAATGTATTAGACCTGACAAAATTAAATCTTACAGACGATGAAAAGGTCGCAAGGGCTAATGAGCTTGTTGTACAAAGAGACAAGATAGACCAAGAGCTTTCTACGATGGAAAGTGATTCTTATATCGGTGACATAGGAATCATGGCTGCAAGTATTGCGCCATCCATAGTCGAAACAACAAAGAGAAGTCTTTATGGTGCAGGATCAGGAGCAGCTATCGGTGGTGTTACAGCAGGACCAGTAGGGGCCTTAGCAGGCGCAAAAACAGGCTTTGTAACAGGTGGACTGGTATACACTGCCAATGAAGGCTATGGAGCAGCATATCTTGACGCAATAAAAGATGGCAGGAGCCATGAGGTTGCAGTTGCTACGGCAACAGGTTTCGCGCCTGTTTATGCTGCATTGAGTAGGCTTCAAATAGGCAATGTGTTAAATAGCGTTTTAGGAAAGAGCCTTAATAAAAAAGTAGCTTCAGATATTATGCCTTCGGTTTACAATAAGTTTGTAAACAAGGCCGAAGAGCTGGGGAAGAGGGCTGGCCCTGTAGGCACAACGGCTGCTCGGATAACAGCAGACACCGTTGTCGAGACGTTTTCTGAAGTAGCGCAAGACTACGCTAATCTTAGTGCGCGTGAGCTGGCATCCCGCTATGAAGAAGGAGAAGGTCTTTCTAAACAGGAATGGGACAGAAGTATTGGTGATTATATGGATATGGCAGTTGCCTTATCTGTGATCACAGGCACTCCCACAGCCGCTATGGCTGGCATTGATAGGGGAGTCAAAGTAAAGAATGCAAAAAAATTAATTAAGGCATCCAATCCAGAGTTTCTTGAAAATGACTTAGGGGTTGATACTTCTCAAAAAGTGGGAAATCAAGTCCGTCAAGTTATAAGCATGATGGAGGATGGCAGCTTAAAACAGAGAATTGAAGCAAGTAGGTCATTGGGTGATGAGCAAGGTTTAGGCAGCACGCCTCAAATACTTACTGATGATGAAGTTAGTTCGATTAGAAACAAATCTATTGAGCTGGCGGTAAAGCAGGGATTTGAACCCGATAGTCCAGCATTGCAAAAAAGAGTTGAATCTGCTATTGCAGCGGCTAACATTAGTTTAGATAGGTATCAAGAAATTGATACCTTCCTAACAGATGCTTTAAAAGAGCTTGCTGTAGAAAACCCACTATGGGATGATACGCGCACCAGCTTTGTTCGCGCTGAGAGGGAAGCTGACTTCCAAGCTGATATGCTCTCTACAGACGGCAAGCCCACAGGAGCGCGTGTATACGTCAAGACAAAGCCTGATGGCATAACGGAAGCCATTATTACTGATGCCAACAATCAGGCTCTCACGCCCATTGTAGACAAGTCTTACGATGAGGTTGTGCGTCAGTTGCAGTATTATGGCGATGCCAATGTCGGGTCGTTGATAGTCAACAAAGACAACATAGAGATAGTAGGTCGTGACGAGCAGGCCGTAGCGCAACAGGTTGCCAACCGATCTAAGCCTGATGTCCGAAGGATTCACCAATGGCGCGAGACTGAGGTCCAAGGCCCACTGCAAGAAGGTGGAGCTGAATCCGAGGTGCAGCGCACGCCTGAAACCGTTGAGGATGCAGGACCTGTATTTGGGGAAGAAACCTCTAAGGCTGCATTCCTAACCCAGCAACTACAGATAGTAGAGGGGACAAATGATGTCGCTGCCCAGCGACAGATTATAAGCGGTATTCAAGATCTCGTAGCTAAGGGCGAGATATCGCAGCGAATGTATGAGGCAGCGATTCGCAAACTTCCTGCTCGGTTTGATGATATTCTGTTTCCGGAGTTGGAAGCACAGCGTGAGCGCGATTTGCAGCAGCGAGTGCGGGACCGTGAAGAAAGAGAAGTTTCTGAGCAGGCTGAAGCTGACCGCATTGCTCGCCAGCAAAGCGCAGTAGGAATCCCCGATGAGACAAGACAATCCAATGTCAGACAGGCACAGGAAGATCGGCCTGTTGAGGGGATGGAAAACATAATAGACCCCACAGGGGGGATGACATTACGTGAGGATGCGGAAGACTTTTTACTGGATGAGCTGCTTGACGATTCAGATCCTTCGCCAACTCAAGAAGAGCAGCCTGCTACCCCAAGGGTCTCTGATACCGTGGTTCAAGAGCCACAGGTTGAGCCAGAACCTACACCAGAAGTAACGGAGCAAGAAGATGCCAGAGGACGCGAGTCCGTTCGGACTTACGACGAGAGCGACCCAAGCCCACCAGTTAGCCACGTGGGGACAGCTCTACCCGAAGTCGAGCAACCAATTGTATCTGTCAGGGAGACTGAGGCAGCTACTGGTAGACGCGCTTCGGGACAGACTTCGCTCATTGGAAAAAGAGTCTCTGATGCAAAGTCACTCGGTTTAGCTTTTGAGCCACTGCGGAACACTCAGTCTGAGTGGACCTACATAGTCCTAAGAAATGGGGATACTGGCGAAATCTTATCTGTAGACGGCCACAGCTTTAACTTGCCTGCTCAATCTCCATCGGCCAGAGACTTTGCTATATCACGTAGAGGTGATGCCAGATTTAGAGAGCAGCTAAGAGATCGTGTATCGCGTTTACGCTCGCGCACAGGCGGGGCCAATGTCATTGCTGATGTGGTCCACAACCATCCCAGTGGCAATGCGATGCCATCCGGTGCAGACATAGAGCTGACCCGTGAGTTTGCTGAGCTGTTCGATCCCATCGATGGAGTCAGCTTTGGGGAGCACACCATCGTCAACACAGGTGAGGCTTCTTCCATTCAGCGTGATGGCACATGGTCTTTATATGACATCTACGATAATCAGCCGCTAACAGATAGCGGACTGACTATTGCTGATGTCGATATGCTAAAAGATGATCCAGAACTTAATAATCGCAGGGCTGCTGCACGTAGACGAGATCCGCTGCTTGGCTTGTATAGTAGGACAGATGTAATTGATGCTTTGTTTGGTGGTGGAGCTGGAGATGCGACATCGATGGATATGCTGCGCGGTGTGTCCAATGCTCAGATCGGTCAGTATCTAAAGCACGACCAAGGCAAGCTGGCACTGGGAGTCATCCTTGACTCTAAGAACAATGTCCGCAATGCAGTCCCATTTGATGTAAACCTCCTTAGTAACCCCGAAGAGTTTGGTCGCTGGTCAAGGAACAGGCGTATAGAGAATGCTGGTAGGCGCATGGTGGTCTACTATGGAGCGCATGACGAGGAGAGCCAGATTGGGGTCGATCAGTTTAAAGAGTTGGTCGCACCGTCGATAGAATCTGGTGATGTCTTCGATGCTGTTTATACATCGGCCCGTGAGCGCGGGATAAGAGGTGAGGTAGGATTAGAATCTACAGCTACATTACCAGATACTGCGGTTGACGCTCCAAGAATTTCAACTGCAGATGGAACCCTTTTAGAGCCTGAAGCTGCTCCTATAGAAGGCGCAATAAGCGAATTGTTGGAAGGTGACTCTGGCAGGATAAAGAGGGACCTCAACTTTGAAACGCTCAGTGAAGATGCTGTTAAGATAGCTGAAGAAATATCGGACGAGCTTCAGCTCATCAACCCTGATCCAGCACCAACGCCTGAAAAGTTTATTACTGGTTACAGGTTGATGCAAGCAAAGCCAACAAGTGAGGCGGCTGACGATCTTTTTTCTTTATACGTCCTGAACACAACCCCTGTTGTGCAGGGGGAGTGGGTGCTTGCCAAGTCAGGGCCAAGAATGGAAAGTGGAAGAGTAAAGGCCACTATTAATAAGGGAAAGGGTCTTGCATGGAGAGGTGGGTGGCATTCGGGAAGTTTGCCTGCCTCTACACACATAGGAGGTATGGGGGTTCAAAATGCTTACTATGAGCTTTATGGGATTACGGCAGATAACAAAAAACCATCTCCAGTTTACAGAAGAGCAAAAGAGAACTGGGTAGAGGTATCTATTCCTGATGACGTTGATTGGCAAAGTGTTGCAGACAGCAGAGCTGTAATTAACGAAGAAACAGGTAGGCCAGATCCAAAGACGGCTCACATAACAGATCAAGTGCCATATGGGGGGCATTATAAATATAAAACCAACCCCAACATGACAGGCAGTTGGCTCATTAGTGGGTCAATGAAGATAAACAGAAGACTTGACAGGGATGAAGTAGTTCGATTGGGAGAAGAAGGGGGAATGGTTGACCTTCCCTTACTACCCGATTGGATACGAGAAAACAATGTTCGCTTTGAACATTTGACTGGAGAGGCGCAAAAAGAACTTGCCCAAGTTTATCCTGATGATCTGGAGAGCATATACGGCAGAGCTAATGCTGAAGAGATCTTTAGACAGCTTGAGCAGGCTAAGGTAGACGATCCCAGCACAAAAAAGAAGACCGTTACAAAGCTACCCCAGCCACGTAAGCCAGATAAAAGGCCGCTTCGCTATCCTGACACGCTCCAAGAAGAAGCCGATCCTTTGCCTGTATTTAAAGAGAACACTACAGGCTCCAAGAAGAGAGGGGAGTTTGTCCCTGCTTCAAGATCGAAAGCTAAGGGGGGCAATGTTAAGGCTTTTGAGGTTGGAGATAGGATACGACTTGAACATCCAAACCCATTAACTTCTGAAAGTGAATTTGATGCATGGCTGGGAAAAGTTGTTGGAATTGAAAAGACAACAGATCAAGTAACTGCTCCAGTCCAAGCCATAGAATGGGCGAATGATTCTGATTCTATTGCTGAGTATGTAGGTGGATTATTAGCAGATGATATGCGGAACTTGGCAAATGAAGGGTTGGACTACTCAAGAGAGCGTGCAGAAATGTATGCCAACGGGGAGATGACAGTATATGATACAATACATCACTATATGTGGAACATTTTATCTACTGGCACAAGTCCCTACGAGCAAGAAGCAGCATATCTTGAGACGTTAGTCCCTGAAAACCTTGAACGTCTTTACGATATATTTGAAAAGTGCATAGAGACAAAAGGCGAATATATACGCCCTGCAAAAAAAGGGGTTAAGAATCGTGATATAAACAAATTCATTAATCAAAGGTTAGCAATTCAACATTCTGGTAGGCCATCGGCAGGTTCAAAAAATATGTTCAATAGCTTTTTTCGGTATTTGGGAGCTATAACTGGACCTGCTGAAGGTGCAGATGCAGATGGTCGTAGCGTTATACAATATCTGCATGACATGCTTTCAGATCCCAACTTGAGTGGAAGAGAAATAAGAAGGAATTTTTTCAACTCCTTGCCCCGTGACAAAAGTGTGGGCATGGAAAATAAGCTAATTAGTTTTATGCTTTTAACATCAGGGAAGTTTGATGTCTTAGTATTAGATAGAGTCCAGACAAGAAACCTATGGGGGGCGCAGTATCCTAAAAATCTTGTTTACAGTGACGGCAAAGAAGAGATTGACGTTTACGATTTAGTCGATAGTAAACTTTTCCATGGCCCAAGAGGAGCTGTTTTTTATGAAGCTCTTGAAGATGCCTTAGCTCCTTCAATAAAAGAAGGCTACTCTAAGATAGGTAGGGCCGAAGATGGAAACGTAGGAACATTTCATTGGGAGTCCTATTCTATAGCAGGGGACATGGCTGTCCCTCATCGCACATTAGGTGCGAGCATAGATCGCGCACGGGGAAAAGATCCTAAAGAAATTTTTGCTGGAAGCTCGACTCGACAAGGTAAATTAGACAAATCAGAAACGGGGATTAGTTATACCCCACTAACTACCGGAGAGGCAAGGTTTTTTTATACGCTTCGGAATGGTGAGCGGGTAGTCCTTGATCAGAGACGTAGAAATCTTTTTGTAAAAAGAGACTTAGAAAAGTTAATTAATAAAGCAAAACGAGATAAGGGGATAGAATTTGATGGAGTCTCAGAGAAAAGATATGATGAATCAGGAAAGCAAGTTAGCTGGCTCCAATACCTCGGTGAAGCATATGAAGAACAGTTTGAGGAGGCCGTCCGCAAAAGAGCGGTCGAAGTTTTACCAGCGATTGAAGACGTTCCGTCCGATCCTGCCAGAAGCGGACGATATACAAGATTAGAGGAAGAAGCCGCTCCATTTGGCGAAGAGCAAGGACAGGATTTATTAGAGTCTGCAACGCAGGAATTGGCTGCTCAGGAAAAGCCAGTCGCTTCCGGTCAACAAATAGACTTTGACACAATTAATTATGGCCCCAGTTTTCCTCTTGCATCTGAGATGGCATCGCTGGACCGCCAATCCCTTGATCGTGTAACAGATCGCCTGTCTTCGTTTTACCCTGACTACACAGCCGTTACAGATCAGGGATCTTTTGACCAGCGAGCAACGGAGCTGGGCAGGAAGCCTGAGAAGATTGCAGGCTTTGTGGACCGAGAAACATCCACGGTCTTCATAAACCCATCGTTGGCAAAGTCTGACACGCCACTACATCAATTTTCTCACATATGGCTTGACCGTCTACAGACAGACAGCCCTGAACTATATGATCAGGCTACTGAGCTGGTCAGGAGAAGCCCTTACTACGAAAGGGCAAGTAAGGCAGGCTTTGGTGTGTTTGCCGAAGAGGAGGCACTGGCCCAGCTCATAGGAGAAAAGGGTGCGGGCTTTATCGATGGGGGGCAGGCCACTCGCAAGGACAAGGGAATCATAAAGCGACTGATGGCTCAGATCGCCAAGATTGCCAAAAGATTCTTTAAGACATCTAAGGCTATTGATGTTAATGAGATGACCTTAGAAGACTTTGTAGAGGGAGCAGTTGATGCAGTAACGCAAAACAGGCCCATGCAGACGAGGGCTGGCGTTCCCAGCAGAAATACAGAATACCGACAAAAGAGAGCGGAGCTGGATCGAATTTCTTTTGGCGGGAATATGTTTTATGAGCCGATTGATGACGTTGCCAGAATAGCCGACGAGTATATGGAGTCGAAGGGGCTGGGAGAGCTAAGAGATCGCAGGATATTAAAAGTTCCTGCCGCTCAAGGGAAAGCTATTGCCGATGTCTATGATGCTATGGAGCATGATCCCCGTAACCCTGTTGTGTTGCAGGCATATCAAGACATGGCTAATGAAACCATGGAGCAGTTTGAAGCCATCTTGAAAGAGGGGTATGAAGTAGAGCTATTTAGTGAGGGGGTGGAACCATACAAGAGCAGCCGTGACATGATCGATGATGTGCGCGAGAATAAGCATATGTTTGTTTTTGCAACCGATCAGGAAAGCTCGTATGGCAAAGATGGCATTACACCTGAGCTGAGAGCTGAAAGCCCTCTGCTGGCAGATAGTGGATATAAGGACATTAATGGCAAGACGCTATTGATCAATGATGTCTTTCGCTTTGTCCATGACTTCTTCGGTCATGCCAAGCGTGGCAATGGCTTTGGGCAGGATGGGGAAGAGAATGCATGGGAAGCGCACAGTCAGATGTATACTGACAATGCGCGTAGAGCCATGACCTCAGAAACGCGAGGACAAAACTCATGGGTGAACTTCGGCCCACAGCTACGCCTGCCTAATGGGAAGCTACCAACAAAGACGCATCCTGAATACAAGCCCATACCAGAAAGAGATTTTGCCGATCAGAAAAACAATCTCATGCCTGATGAGATTGTCTTCCCTGAACGATTTAAGCCCGATGTCTTACTGGAGGAAGCAACTCCCTTAGCGGAAGACGCAGATCCTTTAGGCGGGGATATCCCCGATCCAATGCAGAGACGGCTTGACGAGATATTTGCTGGTGTCGAGAAGCCTGCTCAAACGCCCCCACAGGAGGCTGCAGAGGATCAGGGTGACATTACCCCAGATCAGCCATTAGAGGCCGCTACAGAGGCTCCTGCGCCCCCTCAAGGCACAGAGGAGAGAGGCTTTGCCGAAACCTTAACAGAGCAAGGTCGAACCCCACCAGAAGGGGAGGGTCGGTTCTATCGTCCTCAGACTAATCTGGAGACCAGACGGCAAGCTGAAAATATATATATCAAAGACGGCATTGGAGGGGTAAGATCAGCGTTAGGGGACTCTGAGGGAGATCCTCCTTCTGCTCTTCGGACCGCGCTGGGGATCGTTGCTTATACCCACTACGAAAGTGAGGCCAAGGCTTTTCAAGAGCAGGGCGATACTCGTAGGGCAGAGGGAGCGCGTGAGGAAGCTATATCCATAGCCAACTTAGTATCGAAGAGGCTGACCAGCGCAGGGCAGGCAACGCAGGCTGCTTCTATGATTTCTATGCTGGACCCTGACACTATTGGCTTATGGGCGCAGAGAAAAATAGACAGGATTAATGAGCGATACAATCTCAAGGGAAAGAAGAAACGAGAATTACCTGAAGAGGATAAAGAGAAGCTCAAAGATCTGGCAGACAAAGGGCAGCAGTTAGTAGATCTCAACAAGTCTCAGCAAGAAGTAAACGAGGCAATGACAAAGGCTATTGAAAACGAGCCTTTGACTACTGAAGACATTGCAATCATCACTGAATACAGGGACAAAGCGACTGCGCTGTTGGTAGGCGAGCCAGTCCCTGAAGAAACAAAGGTAAAAAGGACTCCTAAAGATACTGTAAGGCGCATCCTAACTGCCAAGATTAAGAATCGCGCTGCCAATGCAAGACAGCGTCTACGGGATATGAATATCCTGAGAGGTGGCTTGCCAGCAGATGTAATGGCAGACTTAGTCGTTGTGGGTCTGGATAAGATGGTAGATGGGGCCACTGACTTTAAGAATTTTAGAGAGGCCATGCAGGCTGAACTACAGCAGGAGATTGACGAGAAAGATTTTCGCAAGCTCTTTGTCCAGACGCAGCGTGAGTTTGGGAGCGAAAAGAAGCAAGCTCGCGTAGATTTCAGACAGCTCAAAACAATAGATGACTTTTTGAGTTCAGTAGAAAATGATCCAGAGATGCAGCAGTATGAGCAGGTGACTGCCTTAGTCGATGCGATTAGTAAGATGTCCAACTTGACTGAACAGGCTCAGGTAAGTGTTGGTCAGCAGATCCAACAGGTCATAGATCGCATGGAGCCGAAAAGGCTGACGGGATACCTGACTGCTGTATTAAACACAGCCAGATTGCTCGCACCAAAAACTGCCCTAAGAAATATCATTGGCAACCAGCTCTTGTGGAATGCGGAACAATTAGCAACGGTTGTGGCCGCAGGCATCGACAGGGCAGGAAGTGCTGTTACCGGAAGCGATAGAGATATTGTGCTTACGGGACAGGCAAGTGATGTGCTCCCAGTTGTGAAGTATTTGAAAGGGATTCCTGTCTACGGATTTAAAGGGTCCATGCAAAAGGTTGCACCAGAGCTTATAGAAGGTGCTCGGTCAGGATATGCAGGGGAGTCTCCTGCTGGCCTACCTACGCAGGCAGACCTGCCTTTGGGACTAACCTTTGATACCATGAGCGAAGACTTTAGGCGTTTGCAGAATATTGAAACGCCTGTCGTAGGCACAGCTCTGCGAGGAACCTATAGAGTTGGGCGTGTACTGGAAGGATTGATGAGTGCTCAATTGAGAGGCTTTGACCTCGCAGCCTACATGAGGGCTTATAACACAGTCATGCGCGAGCAGGCAACGATTGCATTGACTAATCAGGATAGACAATTTGAGAGTGAACAGGAAAGAGAAGCGTGGATAAACAATTGGATATCCACAGCCGATGATAGCGTGCAAGGTGTCGCTGATCAGTATGGTCGATATGTGACCTTTCAAGACGATACGGATTTAGCCCAAGGAGCCATTCTTCTTAAACGCGCTCTTAATGGAGATTCTCGTCTTTTTAAAGGTAGGCTCAAGGCAAAGGACTCTCCAGACGAATCAAGATCTGTTCGCAGTATTATGCTTGGGGAGTTTGTAATTGCTTACCCAAGAGTTCCTGCGAACATTATAAACCGAGGACTTGCATACAGCCCATTTGGTGTTCTCAGATCGATAAAACAATATCGTGATGCTGCAAAATTAGCAGAAGGTGGTCCTAAAAATTTGCGCGAAGCAAAAATGGCATTCAGCCGTGCATTAATAGGATCTGGGGTCACTGCATTGACTTATAAATTGGCCGAGTTGGGTTTAATGTCAGGCGAAGAGGAAGAGGAGCCACGCGCAAGAGATATAAAGCGTGATATTACAGGAGAAACAAAGTATCAAATAAATGTAACTGGCCTTGCTCGCTACTTGGATGGCTATTTCGATACGGGCGTTTTCTCTGACGCGCTGGCTACCGCACGGCAAGGTGACAAACTTATAACGTATGATTGGGCGCAGCCCTTAGCTATAAGCATGTCCTTTGGGGTAAATGCTTTTCAAGCCGTTGAACGTAAAGGGAGGAAGAGGAGGGTTAAGAGTATAGATGGAGCTTCTTTCATAGATGTTCCATTGGAAGGGTTGAGGGGTGGTATAAGGACCGTTGAAGAAATGCCAATGCTAACAGGCTTGAGAGACTTGATGGGCGTTAATTACGGCAGTAATAGCCTGACCGAAAATCTTATTGAGATAGCCTTAATAGCCCCATCTGGTTTTGTGCCGCAAGTAATTAATCAGGTAAGGCAATTCACAGATAACACAAGAAGAGATGCGTATACAGGCAACGCTCTTCAAAGAGCTGTGAATAGGACATTCAACAGGTTGCCCTTTGTCTCTGAGTTGCTCAACGAAACATATAAGTCTATTGGCAAAGATATGCCCAGAGAAATATATACCGCTGGAACAAATAGCTTTTTTAATGTCTTTTTGAATCCAGCGTTTGTGACTGAGTATATGCCCGTTTTTAAGGATGATCCAGAATTAGGTGACCTTGCACTGATGATGCTGGAACCATATGAAGAAACTGGGACTGTTAAATCTTTACCTCAAAGAGTTCCGAGAGTAATAAAAGTTGATGGTGTTCAGTATGAATTATCCTCAGATGATAAGACAAAGCTGCAAAACGTCATGGCAAATACTATAACGTCTTTAGCCCAAGATCGTAAAAACGTGATAAAAAACGCCTCTCCAGAAGGTCAATTAAAAATCTTAGGAAAAATAATGGAGATAGGGGGGGAGCAGATGCGAAACTACTTTAAGAAAAATATGATGAAGGAATACAAATAAAGCGCAGTTGGCTTAAAAGCATTAGTTAATTAACTTCTATATAGGGGCGGCATCCTCTAAAAAATAGATACGCAAAGTCTCGGCATAGACTGTCGGGACTTTTTTATTTTTTTGGAGGAACAATGGCAACAATATCAAGGGTTCATACGTTCTCAACGGGCGAGGTTTTAACCGCAGCCAACCTGAACGGGGAACTCAATCTAATCGTTTCTGCAATTAACGGGAATATAGATGCCGATAATGTAGATACGTCTGCAATACCTACCCTTACAGCCACCCAAACACTTACCAATAAGACCCTAACCAGTCCTAAGATAGGCACGGCTGTCTTAGATACGGCTGGTGCAGAGCTGATAAAGCTGACTGCTACAGGCAGTGCAGTAAACGAGCTGACTATCGCTAACGCAGCAACTGGCAACTCTCCCACTATCAGTTCAACTGGGGATGATACAAACATCGACCTAACCCTTTCCGGTAAGGGAACGGGCAAAGTAATTGTGTCGGGAGATCTGCAAGTATCCGGTGACGATCTTTTTATGGGGACCAACACATCCGGTCATGTCCTCATAGCAGATGGAACCAACTTCAATCCCACAGCTTTAAGCGGGGACGTAACCGTCAACTCTTCTGGGACCACGGCTATTGAGTCGGGTGTCATTGTAGATGCAGATGTCAACGCTTCAGCCGCTATCGCACAGTCAAAGCTGGCTCTGGCAGTCACAACCAGTGAGATCGCAGCGGCCACTCTGGTAACAGAGTCTGAAGGGATCGGCAGCAATGATAACGACACAACCCTACCAACCAGTGCTGCTGTAAAAGATTATGTAGATACTCAGATTTTAACTGAGGACACAATAGAAGAGTTAAATGACACTAATATTGTATTACCCCAATCTGGTCAGCTTTTAATTTATGACGGGTCTGATAGTTGGGATAATAAAAGTTTTGGTGGTGATGTTTTAATTGCTGCTGATGGAACAACGTCAATCAATTCTGACGTTATAGTAAATGCAGACATCAAAAGCGATGCTGCTATTGCTGACAGCAAACTTGCTACAATATCTACATCGAACAAGGTTTCTGGATCTGCTGTTCAATTAGCCTCAACAACTGCTATAGAAGATTCTTCTGGCCTACAAATAAAAAGCGCAATTGCAGGGACTGGGTTAAGCCTTTCAAGCCAAGTCCTTTCTGTAGACGCTGCACAAACGCAGATAACTTCAGTCGGGACATTATCGTCTTTGACTGTTGGTGGCAATATAGTCAGTGATACAGACGGGACAGACGATTTAGGGTTGACTGGCACGCGCTGGAGATACGTCTACGCTGATGATATAGCAATCACCAATGACTTAGCGGTGACAGAGGGCGGTACTGGTGCGTCAACTGCTTCGGCGGCGCGTACAAATTTGGGCGTTGCTATCGGATCGGATGTTCAGGCATATGACGCAGGGTTGGCAGACATTGCAGGGCTTGCCACTTCAGATGGGAACATCATCGTTGGAAGTGGGAGTAACTGGGTAGCTGAATCGGGAGCAACTGCACGCACTTCATTAGGACTCGGTTCAATAGCAACACAAGCATCTGACAGTGTAAGCATAACGGGTGGTTCGGTTGCAGGCATAACAGATATAACCGTGGCCGATGGCGGCACTGGAGCGAGTAACGCATCAGGTGCAAGAACTAATTTAGGCGTAGCTATCGGATCAGACGTACAGGCATACGATGCAGGTTTAGCTGACATTGCCGCTCTCGCTACCACCGATGGTAATATTATTGTGGGCAGTGGTAGCAACTGGGTTGCAGAGTCGGGTGCAACAGCTCGCACATCGCTTGGCTTAGGCTCTATAGCAACGCAAGCAGCCGACAATGTAAGCATATCAGGCGGTTCACTTACGGGCATGACATCGTATAGCGGAGGAAGTTTTTCGGGCACTACGGGGACGTTCAGCGGTGATTTAGCAATCAATTCCGATACGTTATTCGTTGACGTTTCCGCAGACAAAGTTTCGATAAATGCAGGCACGACTCCTTCCAGTACGCTTCATATACAAAACACAGGAACGAGCGCATACGCTGTCGAGGTAGATGCGTCCGATGGTGGTAACCTTTGGGGCGTGTTTGAGGATAGCGGTGGCGCAGGTCAATCGTATTTACGCGATGCGAATGGCGATCCTAAAGTGGTTCTAAACTCAGTGGGTGATTCGTATTTCATAGGGGGTAATGTTGGCATAGGCACGGCATCGCCTACAAGCCCTGCCAGATTGCATGTGCAAGGTGCGGATGGCGCAGTGGCATCATCTGACCATTCTGGTGACGCGCATGTAATTATTGAAAACGATGGTCAGACATTTTTAGAAATGTCTACGGGAAATGACGATCTTGCAGGGCTAACATTTAGTGATCCAGATGCTGCAACAAAAGGCGGGTATTTATATAGCCACACAAACGATTATTTACACTTACAAGCTGACGGTAGTATACGTGTTCGCATTGACAGCGATGGGTTGAAGTTTGGTACATCGACTGCCGCAGCGAATGCGCTGGATTCGTACGAAGAGGGTACGATAACGCCAACGTTAACCCCCTCGACAAGCGGATCAATAACAACGGGTAATAGTCGCGTTACGCTGCAATACACGAAAATTGGCAATGTGGTGCATATACAGGGGTTTCTGGAAGTGACTGCTGTCAGCAGCCCTGTCGGAAACATACAGGTGCCAACAGGGTTTACGCCTGCTGGCACACAAACAAGCAGTATAACTGGAGGGATATGTTTGGTTTCCAGTTCATCTAATTCTCTGAAAGTGAACCAATACACAATAACTGCCAATCCAGCAAATACATATTTAACGATTGTCCCAACGGATGGTGGGGTATTCGCTGGAGACGCTGCACAGAGCATTGGCAGTACGGCTGATATCTATATCAACATCACTTATATAGTAGCATAGGAGACTGACAAATGGCACTGAGCGAACGCACAGAACAAGATAAAATAGAAATCGTGGGACAGCATAGAATCATACAGGTCAGAACGGCCACTGTTGTAGAGCGCGATGGTGTGGAGCTAACTCGCGCATTTAGCCGCAAAGCATTTGCGCCAAATGCAGACGTTTCTGAAGAAAGCGCAGAAGTGCGCGGCATAGCTGACGTAGTATGGACACAGGAAATCAAAGATGCGTATGCGGCACACATCGCATCACAGCAAATAGGATAATAAGCCATGGCTTATACGCACGTACTAACTATAAGCAAAGAGCGAAAAGCACCTTGGGCCGCTTAATGCGCGCAATTCAGCGCATTGGGATGGCGTATCTCAACGCAATGATGGACGCATATAAAAGGGATTGAGGAAATGCCGTATCTGCCGCCCGAGCGAATAGCGTCACCAACGGAATTGAGAGACAGCTATCGCAGGGCATTGGAAGAAATCAAAACGCTACGCAAAGCCGCTCAAGCCGAGCGTTATGCAAGTCGAGAGAATCGCAAAGAAGCGTTGGAAGGTCGTAAAGTCGTAAAAAAATTAAACAAAGATATTCTTACATTAACAAAAAAAGAAAAGGCCCAAGAGGAAGCGTCTAAATGTGGCTATTGGTCAGGGGCCGCAACTGTATGTGTCACAATGCTTTACGAAGCATGGCGCGTGGTGGGATTTCCGGGCGGTGGCGCGTGGCGAGCTTGGTGGGAACATGAGGCGTTATATGGGGCGATCTGCTGGGTTACCACAATGACGTTCGCATCTTTTTATAAAGCAACACAAGGACGGTAAGGGTAATGGAGACGGCAGCAGTAGATCCTTTAGCGACTATGCTCCTAACAGGGGGAGGGAGTGCGGGAACAATGGGGCTCTTGATGTATTTATTTATGAATAAGTTTAAAAATGGCAACAATAACGGGAGCCCAGATAGTGGGATGAAAGAAGTGTGCCACAAACTCGACCAGACGAACGAATTGCTAAACGAGCTGCTGCGGTCTCAGGCACGCACTGAAGGACTGTTACAGAATCTAAATCATAGAGGGTAAAATAATGATTGATATAAAGAATGTATTGAAACGTAAAGCAGCAAAACAAATAGCAATAATAATTATTGTTGCGGTCCTATCGGCTATTGGTTTTTCAACAGACCTTGCGAGGGATGTAGCAGAAGAGACAGTTGAAATTATCGAAGAAACTAAATGAAGCCATTTATAAAGCGATTAAGTGAGCAGTGTGTCTCTTACGAATACGATGGCCTGTCGAATAGGGAATACTCCATTTTATTCCAGTCCGACCAACACTTCGACAGCGTGGACTGCAATAGGGATCTGCTCAATAAACACTTAACGCAAGTAAAAGACATGGGATCGACCTGCTTTATGTTGGGTGATCTCTTTGATGGGATGGGAACGCAGGGCGATAAGAGAGGGAGCAAGTCAACCTTAAGACCGGAGCTAAAGCAGGCAAGCTACTTGAATGCGTTGGTTGATGAGGCAGTCAAACTCCTTACGCCCTATGCCAATAACATAGCAGCTATAGCAAGAGGCAACCATGAAGAGTCCCTCTTAAAATACACTGAGTTTGATGTGCTCTCTGCAACCATCCAACGTCTTAATACGGAGACGGGAAGCAGTATAATACCCATGGGCTATACAGGTTGGATATTCCTTCGCCCCATGAGGAAGCGTCATACCAAAGGGAGCATGCAACCCGTAAAGACTATCAAGATTGCTTACACACATGGGCATACTGGAGGGGTCGTTACGAGAGGTGTGTTGGGAGTCAACAGAAAGAGCTTAGTATACCCAGATGCAAATATAATTATCTCCGGTCACTTACATGAAAGCTGGCAAATGGAGATATGCAGAAACCGAATCACAAAGAGTGGGAATGTGGAAATTGATAGTCAGTTGCACTGCCAGCTCCCGACATATAAACAGAATCCTGAAGATGGCAGAGGGTGGGAGCACATGAAGGGTTTTGCACCTCGCCCTCTGGGAGGATACTGGATCGACCTTTCGTATGTGATGAGTGCCAAGCACGACATTGAATACAATTTAAGGAGGGCATCTTAGGAGAAAGGTGCGTGTGGGGGGGGGGATTTATTTATTTTTGAATAAACCCCAGATGTTTTGATATTGATTTACCAGTCTCGTCAATCTTAAATTATTTTTACAATTTCAAAAAGGAGGGAGGAAAAATGATGGATGCACAAATCTCGGATCGGCTAAATGAGTTGACCGAGCGAAGGGATCAGCTTGCGGCAGGGGTGCAAAAAGGGCTGACAGAATTAGAGCAGTTGAATGGAGCGATAGCGGTCTTGGGAGAGTTTGTCAACCAAGAAGATGAGGGAAAAACACTTCAAGATGATAAGATAGGGGAATAGATCTGTGATAGGAGACAACCATAGCGGTGAAGATCGTGAATTGTGTCGGCTATATATTCCTGAAGATATATTAGAGCAAGGTTCCAATATGAAAAGCTCTTTGGCATTTTTCAGTCATCAAATGACTAAAGTGGTCGATATGCTTGAATATGCAGCCAGAGGGTGCGAGCCTATTGAAGAAGAAGATCCTGTTGAAATGATAAAAGAATGTAGAAGTAGAGCTTTGGATATGTGGGCTTTCAGCAATATCATCCTAAGTGGATCTACTTCGGACAGCGATATGATGCGGTGGTTTATAGATCAGAAGAAAGAGCTGAAAGAGCAGACATAGATAACCCCCCCCCAACTCTGGGTGGAGTTGGGGGGGGGTTATGTTTTAATCGATTATTGACGGGAGTCCATCTACGACTCCCTTTTTTTGTTTATTGGTAGCCTTGGCATACCTAAGTGTCATGGTCGGTGTCTTATGACCGAGGATCTGTTGGGTGGCTCCAACGCTGCCCCCATTGTCCTGCGCCCATGTAGCAAACGTATGCCTGAAGAGGTGAGGATGAAGATGTGGCAGCTCAACATCCTCATCGGACCCTTTTTCTTGTACGTATTTTATTATTCCACTGGTCAGCTTGGCTTCAAATTTAAATAGAAAATCTTTCTTCAATTGCTCCAGACCTTCTCCATTTTCAGATAAGACTTTTTCCTTATTGATTTTACAGCTAACCCATGCACATCGTTCGACTCTGCGTAGGTGATGCCGAAGGAAGTTTCTGTCTTTTGTTTCAATAAAATTTTCTGAAGTCTTTTTAAAAGTTTTTAATGTGCTAAGAACATCAGAAGACATGGGTATGTATTCACCTTCTCCTCCTTTACGCTCTTTGACAAGAACTTTTTGCTCAGAAACTTTTATGTTTGACCACTTTAAATTGCAGACCTCTCCAATCCTCATCCCAGTATTTACCATTAGGACTATTACGTGCTTCACTTTGGGATTTATCAATCGATAAATCGTTTTGACTTGATCCTCGGTTAGGTATTCTGGGACCTTGGGGTTTTCCTTGACCTGCTTAATCCCATCACACGGCTTATTCCTAAGATACCCCCAATCAACTGCACACCCAAAAACTACAGACATTGTTGATAGGTATCTGTTATAGGTGGATTTTGTTTTCCCTTCCTTGATTAGATTGCTTAGATATTTTTCGCAATCATCCCTCGTTATCTCATCAAGATATTTTTCGCCCCACTCTAATGTGATCCTTGATAGTAGGGGCCATTGCCCCTTCTTCGTGTCCTTTTTCCAGCGTATATATCGTTGGGGGAATACGGCATCGTCAGCCATTACAAAATCAAACCACTTGATTCTGGGTCCAGATTTTCCAAAGGGGTTTATGCCACGATCAAGAGACTTCTCAACAGCCATAGCTTTGCGTATAGCTTGAGATTTACTATCAGTCCCTGTGCTATACTCATGTCGCTTCCCGTTATATCGAAAACGGACATACCATTTCTTTGATGTTGAAATTTTTCGGAGCGTTATATTGCCAATCTCTAAATAATCAAGAGTAGTCGCCAATGCAATTCTCCCTGTTTTGTGGTGTGTGGTGATGGTGTTTAACTCCCCCCCGAAATTACCACTTTCCACACGCGACATACAAGTGAACAAGTGTTCACATGTGCATTTTTATAAGGGATTTATTGCTTTTTTTAAATGGTTTTATTGCTGTAGAGGCAATTTCACTGATTACAAATCAGGTGCTCTACCAGTTGAGCTAAAGCGGCTAAATAATACGATGATGCTTCTATGGTAGGTTTGCGTGATGGGGGGAGTGGGCTAAAATGAGGTTCGATTTTTACGACTCCCCCCAATACTCCCCCCGTTTTGTTTTTCAAATCACCCATTAAATAAAAAAAACTCCCCCCAATCACGCAACTTTTATTGCGTATGATTGGGGGGAGTAATCAGGAGGTTACGGGTTCGATTCCCGTAGGCGGCTCCACATTCACTTCATTACGTCACCATCAAACACTTCTGCTACTTTAGCAATCTTATCATCCACGCCCTTCCCTCGCTGTGCCATCGCTTTTTCTAACGCCTTAGCCACCGTTTCCATGCGAGTGGCTCGCTGTCTGAGGTGGGCGATGGTATTGGGCATCTCCGTCCAATGGGGGTCATAGTAGTAGCCTCCTGACCCTGACCCTATTGGCTCGCCCTGCTCGCGCAGGTAGGATACAGCGGCTCTGACAGTCACACCGGAGATCCCTAACGCCTGTTCGATGTCCTTGCTCTTTTTTGGTTGGTCCTTGTTGTATCTCTTCAATCCGCGCAGGATTGTAGGCGCGTGCTCTCGCACGGCTGGTGGTTGCTGGTCCTCAAAGTTGGTAAGCATTGGTCCTCTTATGGTGGTGGTGGTTACTTCTTTTTCTTTTTCTTAGTAGCTCCCTGAGCAGCTCGCGCATTATCAATCAGATTAGGGTAGCTCCGTCCAGCAGCGGCTGCTTTTTGCCGTGCGCTCTTTTTTTGAGAAGGCGTTAGGGTCTTTGACTTCTTTTTTGGATTCGATTTTTCCCAGAATTTCTTTTCTTTTTTTTTCATCTCGCCCTCCAACTAAAGTTGTGTGGGGAGGAAGGTAGGGAATCCCCTACACAAAAATATTTTTTTCGTGTACACCTACCTGCCCTCCCCACGTTATGATGTGTCTATGCAAGCATTCGCGCTCGTATTTTATTACGGCTCCCCTTCCGCAATAAAAACTGAGGTCTCTCCTCAGATCGCATGACACATCAATCTCGTTTATCCCACCTTGCTTTTTCTCGCCCTATATAGTCCCTGCAATCAAGGTGGAGGAAGGTGTTGTATTGCCCTATACCCCCAAATCCAACCTCTTCTGCGAGGTCATAGAGTGATTGCAACGCTCCTCGCAAGTCGGGATGTGGCCCTGATGTGATGGGCGTGATATCTGTCGCAAAAAGCAGATGCATGGATCTCTCTACGCCTCCCACTAACTGGTTGTGCTCAGGGCTGCGATAGCCGCTATTTATTTTCAGGGGCGCGTCCCATAGGACCCGTAGCTGCTCCAATAGCCCTACGTGCCGCAGGGTTAAATCAGATACAATGAGATGCTTTGCTGTTGGGCAATAAAACTCCCGCCATTTAAAGTGATTTGATGCGTTTTCCATCTTCTTCCTCTCTGATTTGTTGTAGCATTCGGGGATATACGTCTTGGTCTAAGCGCAGCGTCCGATGCCATACTGTATCACTCAACACAAAATCAGCGTGTGTCTGTAGGCTGTGATGACCTGTAGCATACGCTCTGCGATACTCATGCAGAGCTGAGTAGATCACTTCTGAGGCCAGCCTGCGATACGGCTCATCTGGATCTCCTGAGATATACTGGAAGCCCTTTCCTCCGATGCTTTTTTTGCTCATTCTCCATCCTCCAATCCGTCAAACATCTCCTGTATGTGCTGCCCTACGGAGTCCTGCGTGGGGGCAGGAACAGGGGCTGCGGGATAGGGCTTTGGGGTATAGAGTGATCCGCTCCCCAGATTGATAGGGTCCAGCGAGTCGGTGCAGATTTGAAATGTTGGACCGTCCCACGGATAAAGGGCGTAGTCCCCAGCAGCATGGGTCATGCCCTTGCGGGACTTGAGCACCTGCACTGCCATCGTCCGGTCAAGCGAGCTGCGCTCAGGACGATGGATGCCGAGCACTAAGTCTGCGCCTTCCTCTATCACACCTGAATCGCGCCCCGAGGACAGGCTGATAGGCACATCGCCATCCTCGCCATGACCTCGTCCTATCTGGGACAGGACCATCACCAGCGTCTCAGTGCGCTTCGCTACATTTTTGAGCGATGCTGCTATCTCAGAGACAGCTTGATAACTGCTGACCGAGCTGCCCTTGTTGCTCGACTTAATAAGTCCGAGGTAGTCAATGCATATCGCATCGACTTTGCCATGTCGGTCTGCTGTTTTCTGGATGGTCTCTTCGATCTGGGACATGGACATCGCAGACTGTGTGCAGATGTGATAGCGGTCCCACCACGGGATATCCGCTATGGCCTTTCTAACGGCATTGTAGTCGCCTTCGATAGCCGAGGCAGGTATACCCAGCTCTATCGCTATCTGACGCTCCATGACCCGTGCCAGCGTCATTTCAAGCGAGAAGAAGAGCACACGGTGTCCTGCTGCGGTCATGTGCCTAAGCATATTAAGCGCGAGGGCTGTCTTACCGGAGCCTGTCTTGCCCAGCATGACACATACCTCGCCTGCCCGTAGCTCCCGATGCTGTTTGTCAATTTCGGGGAATCCAGAGGGCAAGCTGGCAGACGGGTTGCGGAGCGTATCGTGATACTCGTTGACAGCCTCCAGTCCAGTGTGGACTACGATGCCCTCATCCTCGTCCAGTGCAGCGTCCCCGCCATAGGCCGAGCGAACCTTGGCCTGTAAGACTTCCGGTCCATCGGTCTCGGTTAGGGGGGTGTCGAGCTTGCTATCCCACAGGCGCAGGATGTTGAGAGCTTTCCACGCTGGGACCCCGTAGTCACGCAGCTCTCTCGCTTCCCAATAAAATGCATTATCCCGCCCTGCGCCTTCGGTCAGGTCTGTCTGATATCCCCGCTGCGGATCGCCCTGTGCGGCCTTAGATGGGGCTGTAGGGGCGATGCTCTGCTGGACATCTAACCACACTGCCTCAAGCGCATCAACGCTCTTGGCTGCACTGGGAGGCAGGATGGTTGTGTCCTGCTGTGTTGTTGCCCGCTGCAATATTTCTTCGACTGTAATCCCACAGAAATCTTCTGTGGGGATATGTGTCTTGAAGTAACCAGAAACGTCATGCTTTGTCCCTCCCGCACGCAGCAGACGTTTCTGGTCGTAGATCGCATAGTCTATGTCGTGTCCATGCGCGATGCGCTTTGCCAATTCGCGGAGTCGTGTGTGCAGCTTGGCAGATTCTCGCCACCCGCCAAACAATCCCGCAGGCAGCATGACATGGTACCCCTTTTTACCGGAAAACCATACTACAATATGCTCTGGAGGCGTTCCAAAACCATCAATCAGCTCACCCACAAACTGCTGAGTGCTCTTTGTGGCCTCGTCGATGTTGGTATTGTCAATATCAAACGCCAAATAGGGTGCATACGATGCGCCCTGATACCCACGGACCGTGCCATGGGTCGCTACGTGATCAGCAAAGTCCTGCCCAAATACATGTATAGATTTATAAGCTGGCGTGCCTCGCTCCCTGCACTCTGCTATCTTGACCGCAGCCTCTGCTACGGGTAGGACCGTGCCTCGGTTGCGTATATCATTCAGCGCAACCTCGCAATATTTCTTATGTGGTGTGGTGGTGGTCATTACTTGAGTGTCCCCTCTATGTTGACTGTGATTTTCGGATCGTCCTTTATCGGATCACAAAAATTATCTCGCAGATAATCGATGCCTGACCAGTTGTCCTGCTCTATTACCTGCGATTGCTGCAATGCATCTAATACATACTTGCGAACTACGGCTGCGGCATTGTCGGGATCACGCCTTTTGTTGGGGGGGTAATAGCTGATCGTGATCCCGACAGAGCCTGCATATTTTTTGATCTTCGCTCTCTTGATCTCAGCGATAATGATCGTCTGCCATTTCCGCTTAGACTTAGATCGATTGGACCAGTGGTGGCTGGTTTCCCTAAGCAGATCGTTGAGCGTGGGGAAGCCCCAAGGCAGCTCAAAAATCTGTTCTGTGGGGTAGGCAGGGCTACAGGGAGCCACCACACCCCCCATCACCGAGAATCGTTATGGAAGGAGTCCATCGGAGCCTCACGGTGTGTAGCCCTGCCTCGTTGCTTAAAACGGGATGTCATCAACGTCTTCATCTATGGGGGCAGGAGGCGTGGGGGCCTTCGGTGCTGGTGCAGGACCGTCATCTGCCTCCGGTGTTACCGTAGTGGCATCCAGATTAGCATAGACATCCCCATTTTTCTTGGTCTTGTGCTTGACCAATATCCGCACCCGCTTCCCCTGCCAGACATCATCGTTGATGTCGGTAGCCTCCTCTGGGCTAAGGGGACGGCCAAGAAGACGCTCCCTAAAGATGGTCAGGTGAGCACGTTCCCCGAATGACAGAGACAGCCAGATCAGTCCGGTAGAAGGATCTCCATTGTCGAGCGGTGGCTCAGTTTCGCTCTCAAAGGTGATCGTCAGTTTGGTCTGGGTTTCGGGTTCGCCCGTATTGTAATTTCGACCATCAATCGTTCTTACCTCGGACGCAACCAAGCGTCCTGTATGCCATCCTGCGGACAAGGGTTTGAAACTGCTTGCGGGTTTTTCAAGAGTGAATAGTGTAGCCATTGTGATCTCCCTTATGGGTGGTTTTTTGTGTTTGGATTATTGTTGCTTATATTTGGCAGACGCAAATAGGCTCCTTTGGGTCTGTCTGCTGAGACCTCGTAGACTGTGGTGGTTTGCGGTGGTTCTCTTATGTGGTGGGGGGGGACGAGGATCTGTGGTGGGTCCGTTTGAGTCCCCCTCCTTTTTTTCATAAAGACTAAAAAAATAATGTGTGATTATTACCTGTATAAGATAGGCAATAATGCAGTCGGGTCAAGACCTAATTTGCATGGAGTCAGATTATGATCAGATGGACATTATCAACAGCGATGGAGGATGCAGGCGTGCGCTTTGTCAAAGACCTTGCATCTATGACAGGCATCTCCTATGCTCACCTCACAAAACTCCATCGCAATCAATCGAAAACCGTATCAATGGATACGTTAAACGCTCTGTGTGTAGCGTTAGACTGCAATGTTGAAGCGTTACTGGAGTATGTGCCAGAATAAGTTGGCACACTTTTTGCGATTTATTAATTATTAATTATTAATAAAAAATTAAGAGATATATAGAGATAGATAGAGCATTACTATGTACATATCTATAGATATTCTTTATATTTTATTAGAGTAAAATCTAATAAAAAAAGGATATCATGTCACAGTTAATTACTCCCCCGCGCACGCGAGAAAAATCAGGCACTCTCAGTCCTACATCCTACACCAGCAATGCTTTCTCATATGACGAGTGGCTGGGTGATGGCAAGAGATTTTATGCTATTGGAAAATCTTTAGCTTGGTGGATAGGGGACTGGTTGCTGCATGGCGAAGAGCATTTCGGGGATCGTGTACATCAGGCCGTAGCTGACTGTGGCTACGAGTATGAGACGATCAGAGATTCAGTCAGAGTCTGCAAACAATTTCCCCAAGACCAGCGATCACCTGACCTGTCATTTGCCCATCATCGCGCATTAATCTCCTGCCAGAATCGTCAGGAGTGGATTGATAAGGCAGTTGAGGGGGAGTGGTCGGTTGCTGAACTAAGAACACAGATCAGATCAGACCGGAGGAATCAGGCCCTGTTGGGTGTAGCTGCTGAGACCCATCAATCACTGATTGCTATCCCTCCATACGGGGATATAGAATCCCTCCCAGAGATACAGCTATCAGATCCTGCATTGGTTGTTTGGATCGTATCGTCTGTAGATGTTGCGCGAGGCATGAAAGACCTGCAAAGTTTGGGTTTAACTTATAAGAGCATGATAGTCCTCAGACCTCCTGTAATCGCTCCTAATCCACGATCAGGGCATTGGACTACACAGGAGTGCTCTTATGGGTTGGTTGGCGTTAGGGGGGACCTGAAGGCCCCTATGCCTGATGATGTCCTGCCCCAGATCCAAGGCAACCTGAGCGTGCTCAGGATAACCTTGGAACGGGCCTATCCACAGTTGTCTGTCTCGACTTTGTGGGTAGATTAAATTTTCTTACTCCATCTTTTTTTGTCGTGGATGATTATGTCAGCATCAGGATCGATGGTGGGTCGAGGTCTATTTTTTCTATCCCACTGCTGACTCTTAGTGTGATGGTCATCTAACGTCCACCCTGCTGCTTTGTAGCTGTGTCCTTCTTCCGGTTCAAGGGTGTATGATATGAGTCGCTCATACCCTTTGGCCTTGGCTATTCTCTCAGCTCGTCCCAGCAGTTGAGAGGCAGAGTTTTTAGGTGATCCAGACATCAGGGCAAGTCGATTGACCTCCAGTGTCATATCGTTGTTTAGATTGCGAGCCTTGGGGTAGCCCATGACCAGCACTCCGTAGGTCGATACCTCGTCCCGTATAGTCAGGACATCAGTCCATCCGGTTACGTCCCCGCAATGACGGTGGATGTATCGGAGGAAGCTGTTGATCGTTTCTTTCCGCTTGCCTGTTGGCAGGGGAGCTACACTGCTTTGCCCCCACTGCCAACCAAAGCGACCCTGTGCTCGCAGGACATTGATCAGTCCGTATCGTTGGACATCTTGATCACTCATAGTAGATGTGTCCTGCCACCTAACCCAGAGTGATTCGGGTATTCCGGTTAAGTCGGTCAATTATCCCCCCTCATTGAGGATGGCGGCAATCCTTTCAATCTGATCCTGACTGACTCGCCCTGCAAAAATTGCGAATGCGTGGTGATCCTCACTGCGGGAGTTGTCCAGCAAATATGTTTCCTTCTTTGTGCCATGGCTTCCGTGCGCCTTAAAAATCGCTCCTGCATTTGCCGTATAGGCATATGGTTTAATTATTTTTTTGGTCATCATTGTCTCCCTCATGTGGTGTGGTGTCTGTGTTAAATCCTAAATGCTTGCAGCTAAAAATGTGGTCAATTAATACACCTTCTCCGTATGCTTTTTTGATCAAGTCTTTTGCAACCATCTCAACAGAGTCTACCGCATCATACGGGCAGCTAAATCTGTGTATTGCACTCGTCCCGTCTTTGTGGGTTATATGCGCTTCGTAGTCCATTTATTCCTCCTCTGCCCAAGTGAAGATTGACTCATCTGGCACAAACGCCCAGCGATCAAACTCTTTTATTTTGTTAGAGGATTGGTCGAGAATGAGTCGTTGTAATTCAACGAACTTCTTTAGCTTTTTTTCTATTTCAAGTGCCGTTAAAAAATGCGGATCATTTGACTTGAAAAATGGAGTCCCCCTCATAGGCAAGCCGTGCCGAGCACGCAATCTAAATTCGATAGAATCACAATCTTCTGAGGTTACTATTTTTTCATAATGGCTTGACGCTTTTTGGTCGTAGGCTGTCCATTGAAGGTTCTGAGCTTCTTTGACATGGATCTCAGCAGTATATCCGCTCGCCTCTGAAATCAATCCTTTCCCCCGAAAAAACGATGCAGTTGGTATGACTTCATAAAAAAACATTGCTAAGTGGTGCTTACTCATCTCTACCTCTCCTCATTATGTGGTGTGTGGTGTGTGGTGGGTGCAGGGGGCGCGGTGTCAACGGATACCATGCCAGTGTCTCTCTGGACCCTCTCCTCGGCGCGCCCCCTGCGGTTGCTTACTTGGTCGTGCGTGGTCTACCTCTGACTGTATTGTCTCGTAGCTTGGTTAGCTTTGATAGGTCTCGGTGTGTCAGCCTGCGCTGCCGCCCCTCCATGTGTCCGACATTGTGCTGTAGCGAAATTTTATTTATCCACTTGATAGATCGGTCGAGTTTCTTCGCAGCCGCTGGGACCGAGTAGCTTGGTAGTAGCATGTCTGGGGTTGTGATTGATGGCTCATGGATTTCTGTCATCGTTTTTTGCGCTCCTTTAGTTTTTGGTCCAGTGGGGTGAGTCCGTCTGCTCTAATCCCATCCGAAACACTCTTTAATATTTCACTGTCTGCTTTGGTGACCCTGTCCGCAGCGTCCTCAAGTCCTTTGTCTGTCAGATACCCAGACATTTTTTTGTTGAGTGCGCTGTAGTGGCTCAGGGCGTTGGACTGTAGCGCGCATATCGATTCGATGCGCTCCAGCTCTGCGCGTAGCTTTGCGCGATCTCTCGCGCT